CCCCCACCCGCCCAGCAGCAGTACCAGCCCGCACAGCCCTACCAGCCGCCTTACAATCCGGCTGCGTCGGGGCCACCAATGGGTACGTATGGGCCTCCCCAGACCTACCCGACGGTAACCCAGCCGCCTCCGGTCGTGACATCGTTCCAGTCCGGTCCAGCTCCGGTGGCTCCACCCGTCCCCCAGTCCGCACCGGCCGGCACCCAGTACGACATGAGTGCGTACAACTCGCTGTCCGCTGAGCAGAAAGCAGCCCTGGCGGCGCTCGGGGCCGTGCCCGTGGAGGGCCAGAGATAGATGACACGTAGGCCGCATTCGTGGGGCGCACATCCGAGCATCAACTGTTACAAGAACCACGGATGTCGCTGTGTCGAATGTCGTGCCCTCAACGCGGAATATCGCCGGAGGGAACGGAAGCCGCCTAGACAATATGAACGTAAGAACGCACCACGACTCAGTGACGAGGAAGTTGCCCGGCTACGAAGACTCGTCGGGTTGGAGACGAAGTGATGAACACAAACGATCTGAAACGGAACATGCGACTCGTCGACACCAGGGGGCGGTACCCCGTCTATCTGGAGGTGATCCGGACTGCCGTGGATCGGAGCTGGGTCGACATGAGGTGCTTCACGTGGGCGGTCGCCTGGACGAGTCGGTTGCGACTGCCGAAATCCGGGGTGCTCGACCTCAAGACCTATCAATGGGGCCAGGACGACTTGGACAGCGATGCGAAGCGGTACACGGCCGGCGGGTTCCTCGCATCATGACCTACCAACACGGCGCGTCCGCGTACCGGAACCAACAAATTGCTTGTCGCTGTGAGATCTGTCGCAACGCCAACACGGCTTACTGCAAGGTCGAGCAGGCTCACCGGGCAGCCCGTCTACGGGACGACCCTTCATTGACTGAGCACGGCAGCCTGAGCACGTATAGAAATTGGGGATGTCGCTGTCGACCATGCATCGATGCGAACGCACGGAAGTCAGCAAGTTATAGAGAAACAACCAAGAAAGGAAAGTAAACCATGAGCTTCGCAATGACCAAGGCGGGCAAGACCGACGACGTGAAGACCGCGGTCGACGAGGAGGAGAACATCACCCAGTACGGTGGCGCGCTCGGTGCACTCACCAAGCAGTTCGTCATAGACGTGCTGGCGCTTCAGGGAACCCCCGGTGTCATCGTCGAGGCGTCTGGCCACTCGGATGCACGGACCACCAGCGTCACTGTGACCATCCGCCCGGTGTACTGATGACCTTTGTCTGTGACCCCTGCCGGGACGGTCGCCATGATGAATGTCCTAGCGGCTCCTGGTGTGACTGCGCGCATAGGAAGAAGAACTGATGAAACGCCGGGTCGATGAGTACGACGTGGATGGCGGCGATTCCTGAGCTACATGCAACGGGCTGGCGTCACGTCCGCCATTAAGAGACGACTCCGGCGTCGGGAACGCCACGACGCCAAGCACGAGATGGAGAAGGAGGACTGATGGCCTGGGGACCGGAACCACATGAGGTTAAGCACCTCGACTTCAGCCAGTTCCACGCGCTCGACCATTGGCCTTTCACTGCCTATTGCCGCGACCAATACGGCGGTGGTCGTCATCACCTGCATCTCGCGTGGGAGTACCGCCGTCGTGACCAATTGCTCGGCTGGTGGTTCATGCTGACCGGTTGCTGGCTGCGCGGCAAACACCGGGAGCAGGTCTGGCGCAGTGGTGACAAGGCGGGCGTTCGGTGCTCCTACTGCTCCTGGACCCGTACGCCGTCGGAGGCAGAGCTGGAGAGGTTCCCTCGGCACGTATTCAACCCCGGGGATGGGGAGGGGCCATGAAGACCATCGACGATACGGTCCAGCTCGACGCGCGGGAGTTTGGAGTGCTTCTACGCACAGGTTGGCGGATAGGGCTCCTCGTTGCTCGGAATGTTGAACGAGGAATCGGTCAAGGTGCTCGCCAACCTCGTAACGCACATTACGAAGTGGTGAAGGTCTCAGCGCAGGAGTTCGGACGTCTTGCTGGCACGTCTGCACCACGTGTTCTACGCCACCTTGATGCCTGGGAGCTGGCGGCCGACGCGGGTCACGTTCCACATGCGACCGACCTCGTACCCGGTCAAGATGTCGAGCTGGACGATCTGCCTGACTGGGACGAGTTCTATGGTCCCATCCTCGCCCAACTCGCAACCAACCGGGCGGCAGCGAAGTCGGGTCCGGGTCGAGGGTCAGGGGTCCCGTTATCGGCCGAGGAGACGTCGGCGGCCTATGAGCTGTTCGAGCAAGGCGCCTCGGAGAAGGAGGTGGCCGAGGCACTTGACATCTCTGGCTCAACGGCACACGGCCTCAGGGGTCGGATCCAGGGCCTATCTGACTCAACCATCAATGGGCCGAGCGTGGCATGTCGCATCGAGCCCGCTACCGAGCTGATCCAACGCATTGAGCTGGACGTCAAGAGACTGCTCAGCCCGATGTACTCACTAGGGAATCGAGATCGCAGGAAGCTGCGGAGCGTTCTAGAAACTGGACTTAGAGAGTTGGAGCCATGAGCGACGTTCTCCTCCGGGTCAAGGTGGAAACCGATGTCTACACCGAGCCCGAGAACCGTTTTCACTGTGCAATCGCACACGCCATCAGGCGTGGGGACCGTGACACCGTCTGGGTCATGGTGGACCGCAACCGGATCAAATTCAGTCGGCGCAGTACGGGACAACGCTATATCTTCCAGACCCCGGTGAAGGCACAACGCTTTATAGACGCCCTTGATAATGACGAGGACGTCAAGCCCTTCATTCTTTTACTGAGAGACGATGACCTTCTATCAGCGGACCAGCGGAAGTACCACAACCCGGACTCGGTGATACATGACCAGGCCATTCGGCGAGGACTACCTGTCCCCCAGAGGACAATGGCGGTTTCCTCAGCAGCCGGACCCGTACCGACGACGACCGTGGCCACTGTGCAGCGTCAACCGGCCACGCAACGACAACCGGTCAAGAGGGCCTCAAGAGCCAAACGAGAAGTAGTTTCGCGCCTACCGATTGACTAGGGGGGGGGGAGGGGAGGACTGATGGAGTTTCCACGGCACCAGGGCGGCGGGAAGGTCGACATCAACAACGAGATGGTCGCTGACGCGAAAAACAGATTTACTGCTCGATACCCGGATCAGTATGAGGGCCACCTCAAGGACGGTCCGTGGTGATGCGCCGTGATTGACGTCCCCCTGTTTGAGCTGCCTGAAGGCCATGTGTTGCCCCGGGCGAAGACACTGCGCGAGCTGGACCGGGAAACTCGTCCACGGTGGACCCGGTTCCACTCAACAAACCGGACTCCCTGCGATGAGTGCATCACGTTGCTCCATGAGGCGGGCGGGGTCGGACCATATGCACGAGCGGCCAGATGGCGTCGGGTCGCACCGACCGGGACCTTGCTCCTGTGTACGGCCCACGCTGACGCCTGGCGAGCGGAGGAGAAATGACACACGAGCAGGCGAAGAAGGACCTCGCTCAAGGCATCCCGGCAGAGCTTATCTGTGCTACCTGCCCGTGGGACCGGCTGTGTGTTGAACCGCCGTCGATGTCGAGCGCCGAGATCGAACGTCAGCTCGAAGAAGCCAAGCTCATAGACCAGCAGAACGATCCGGACGGCAAGAGGATGCCCGTCGGCACGTTGATGACCACACTGGCCTTTGTTGGCAGGGACTCCAGTGGACGGCTCTGCCCCGTGTTCGCATTGCGCCTGCGTGGTTCTGATGGCCGACAAATCGCTGACTCACTCAAGTCGACCATGCAGACATGGGAGGAAGGGAAATGACCGACGTCTACCTACGACTGACCTACCGCGAATACAAGTGGCTGGAGGCGCAGCTCCGAGACTGGGAGCAGGTCGAGACCACCCACGTGTCCGTGGACGGGTTCTACCACAAGGCGCTCCGGCTGGACATCGGTGACCTCGCGCTGGAGATCCAGGGGCCCGCGGTGAAGGCGCCGTACCGCGAGGATGAGCCCCACCAGGTTGGTGACACCGTAATGGTTGGTGGGGTCAAGTTCACAAAGATTGCCGAGGATCCATTCGGTGCTGAGTCACCACCCAGCCCCTTCGTCGCACCAGCCGAGCCTGGCGATGTACCCATTGCTGCCTAAATGGCCGATTGTCGTCAACGTCGCCGGGGTGCTCACCTATCTCGTCGTGTCGATCGTCATGTTCGTCCAGGGCGAGGTCATCGCGGGGGCGATCTGGGTGGCCGGTGTCCTGGTATGGAGTGCGACCACGGTGCTCCAGCTACGGATGTACCGACGACACCGAAGTCACTCGACATACTCGTTCACCGTGACATTCGGGGGCAGCGCCGTCGTCAGAGCTGCTAAGGCTGCCGCCGCACTGGTCCCCGAGCCGGAAGACCGGGTTTATCCCTACTTGAAAAGGATCATTATCAATGACTAAGCCAATCACTCACGTGCTCCTCGTCGTCGACATGAGCGGGAGCATGGGCCATCTCGCCTCCGACGTCCGGGCTGGGCTGAACACCTACGTGAAGGATCTGTCGACGTCCAAGAACCGGTTCCGGGCGAGCCTCACGATATTCAACACCTCGTTCACCCACCTCTGCGTGGAAGCCAAGCTCGCCGATGTGCCCACCATCGACCACACCAATTACACGCCCACCGGGTTCACGGCATTGCTTGACGCGATCGGCAAGACGGTCACCGAGTTCGAGGCGGCCGGCACGCTCGCTGAGGACGACCGGGTACTCCTCGTGGTGCAGACCGACGGGCTGGAGAACGCCTCGCGTGAGTTCACCTGGAAGCAGATTCGGGACATGCTCGACGAGCGCGAGAAGACCGGCAAGTGGGCGATCGTCTACCTCGGCCAGGGCGCCGACTCGTGGGCTCAGGGCTACAACCTCGGCCAGGGCACCCAACGCGTCCACACCTTTGCCGGGGCTCAGGCAACCAGCTCCACGTATCGCGGCCTGTCGGTAGCCACGATGGATTATGCCGACACGGGAGACACCAGCAAGGTCGGCGAGACCATCGCCGCGACACCAGGCGTGCAGGAAGACAAGTGATGAAAGACGTCGACCCGCACGTGTATGCACGCGACATCCATTCCGGCGCTGGCAACTGCGTCTGTGGTCGAGCGCTCGGTGACACAAAGCATGTGCAGGCTGCTCCCGGCATTCCCGTCCCGGATCGGATGAGGTCGTGGTCGTGATGAAAACCTTCCAACTCGTCCGTGACAAGGATGTGACCGGGGTCTCTGGCACCGGCCATGTCGCCGACGGTGTCGAGTTCGATGACGGCGTCGTGGCCATCCGGTGGCTCGGCGAGCACCCGTCCACAGTGGTCTGGGACACCATCGAGGACGCCTGGACCATTCATGGCCACGGTGGGCTCACCCAGATCGTCTATGACGGGGAGAGGCCAACCGATCTGACCAATGAGGTACTGCTCGACCTGATCGGGTCGGCCTGGACCGTCATGATCGATGGCTGGGACCTACAGTCCGAAGGGTTCAAAGACGCCGCCAAACACTGGCACACCCGATGGCACAACGTGCTCGGGGTCATGGACCTCAACGATGACGACGAGGTGTCCGTCCCTGCCTATGACTATGAGACTGAGGGGCTGGGTGGCACATGACTTTCCACGGGTATGCAGGGCCCGTCAGTGACGCAACGGCTATCGGCGTGCGGAGGAAAAGGATAGCCATCCTCAATCACTAACGAACAGAAGGGTCAGCCACATGAACACTGGCGAAGAGCAGGAAGAAGACTACGAGTTCGAGCCAGCGACACCGGCCGAGGCTCCTGTAATCGAGCCCGCCTCGGAACCGATCCTGGAACCGGTGCCAGCATGAGCACGAGCAACTACGACGGAGAGGGGGCCGTGCTGGTACCCGGAGCCCTTCAAGGTTACCGGGCCTGGACGGTCGGTGTTGACTCCAAACTCCACGCGGTCTCGCAGCGGACTCTCTGGCCCGGATCGGAGCTGACCGCGGTATGTATGGCAGCGGGTGGCTCTAGTCTCGGAAACCTGGTGCACCGACCATCCTCGGACCAGCGGCCACCGATGAAAGATTGCCAGTGCGGGATCTACGCTAACCATCGACCGGACATCAACGACTACTGGCGGAACGCCTCACACAACCCGTGGAGCATGGTGCTCACCGAAAACGCACAGCTACCGGGTGTCATCGAGGCGTGGGGGAAGGTGCGTCTGGGTAGCTTGGGGTTCCGGACCGAGCACGCGCGCATCGTCGCCATCGCATACCGTCCTCTCGGCCCGGTCCGGGTCCTGCAAGCAACAACCAATCGAGGCACGGTGCACAACACGGACCTGGAAACTTACCACTGGCGGCGGGGGGTGTATAGGTGGGACGACTGGAACCTGAGACGGCAATTGCCAGAGCTTCGATTGGACGGTGTGGGAGAGTCTCTGGCTCCAGTTCTGGTCGCCGTTGTCCTTCTCGACGGCCTTGAATCACCGGTCCAACTGCGCATTGAGCTGGAGAGGGAACCGACCGCGCCGCCAACTATGGACTGGGCCACCACCACCGTCCATCAGGCCATCGCGAACCAGGAACAACAACTGGCCAAGAACTATCCGGGCGTGGAGATCTTCCACGACATCAACAAGATGGCCGCGGCGTTCCCGCCGGTCAGCATCGAGGATCTTGTCGACCAGGACACCGGCCACCTCCGTGCTGTGGGGGACCCTCCATGAATTATCACGACGAACAGTACCGTGACTTCTCCTCTTCGTCTGATGTCTGCTTCATTCCTCAGGACGTGGCGGCCAAGGCGTACCGGGCCAAGCAACGGGGCCGGGCTCGGGCCAACCTGGAGGCGTTCTGCCTGGAGTGGCACGGGTGTGACCCCGACGGCAACGGGGGCGACCGTGAGGCCGCTCAGGAGGAGTTCGACGAGCTGGCCAATGCTCTCGGTCTGCTCCACGACGCCTCCTACGCGTACTGCCAGCAATGTAAGCAGCAGATGCCACTTCACGTCCTGATGCACACACGCTCGTACAGCCGGGCCGGCTACTGCTCAATGCGGTGCCAACGACTGGGTAACCTCGTCGCCGGCCCGGCAGCACGGGGAAAGGTGCTCAGTCATCCGGAGCAGTTCGCGGCCGAGGTGGTACGCCTCTACGTCGAGGTTGGTCTGTCCACGCGTCAGATCGCCGTCGAGCTGGGCTGGTCGCCACAGTTCATCCGGAAGACCCTCGCCACCGCGGGGATACCACTGAGGGGGGTGATCACACCATGATCGTCTACGTCTCGATCGGCAACAGTGACGATGGTCTGTCCCAGAGCGAGTGGGCTGAGTTCGTCGCCGATGTCCAGTCATTGCTCGGCGGGGTGAGGATCCATGGCGAGTGGTTCTCCCTGCCGCACGTGAAGTGGCAGAACGCCTGCTGGTGCATCGAAGTTCACGACCATGAATATAAGGAGGGGCTCCGTCTCCTGGCAATCAAATACCGGCAACGGTCAATCGCCTGGGCGGTAGCGCCGATACCGCAGTTCATCGGAAAGGAGGACACCCATGGGCCGGGGTAGAGGGCTGGAAGCTCGTGGCTGGACCGAGTCCAAGTTCACGGCCGAGGTGGTTCGCCGCTACGTCGAGGGTCAGACCATCAGGCAGATCGGGGACGAGATGGGTTGGTCCTACGGTTTTATCCACAAGACGCTACGAGCCTCTCACGCGGTTATCCGGAGTCGGGGACATCGGGTGAAGTCGTGACCGAGGAACGATGCACCGTGACCGAGCTGCTCGTGGACCAGTGCGCGCATTGCCGACATCCTCGGGCGGGCCCGACTCGTGAACAGGTCCGACGAGGGCCATGGTTCCAGGCGTACTACGACGGTGTCTGCTCGGGCTGCGGGAACGGTATCCAACAGGGCGACATGATCAGGGCCGATGGCGAGGGCGGTTGGCTGAACGAGTGCTGCGGAGGGGAGCCATGAAGATCTACGTGTGTATGCCGGTGAACGCCGAGGGGGTCGAGATCGAATACACCGCCTCTGGATTATCGTATCGCCAGGTCGTCACTTACCGGTCTTCCCCACGCTGTGAACTCGTCGAACTGTGCGAGGCGACCCGTTACGGCGGGCTACCTCAGTGCTGTGGGGGGAGGTATCGTGATCCGACCAACCCCTGAGACTCACCACACTTTCGCCGATGGCTACTTCCTGGTCAGCGTCAAGGACGGGGAGGCATTCCCGATACCCGCCGACCCCGAAGCACATCGTACGGGTTGGCCCCGATTGGTGATCTCGTTCCCGCCGGGTGTGCTGGACCGGGAGAGTTACGACAGATTTCGAGCATCACTGCCCGAGGAACTCCGGAGTCATTGTGGTGGTCTCCGGCGCGGAATCGTTAGCCGTCATGGAAGGGGAGGGAAATGGGTAAGGCAATTGTGATCGGTTCGGTACTTATCGTCGTGCTGCTCATCCTGGGTGGGTTCTACGTGTGGACCCTCAAGCATGACAACGAGGGGGACCTGACCCGGGCCGAGGAGGAGAAGCTCAAGCAGCTCGCCCGGGATGCCTCTCTGGTCATGGGCAGTCTCGGTGCCGGGCCTACGCTCGATGACATGGATGTGCTGCGTCCCGTCACGCGCACCGCGGTCGACAAATGGCTGAGCCGCTACCGCGACTTCCGGAAAGAGATCTCATGACCGGCGAGCTTTGGTGGGCGTTCGGGTTGGGCGCGTGGGCGATGTTCCTCGTACTCTGGGCCGCCAGCCTGATCAAAAGGGGCATACGACTCTTCCGTGAGAAAGGTAAAACCGATGGCCAAGTTTGAGATCGGCGACAAGGTGATAATGCCCGGAACTCCGATCATCGTCGAGGTGCTGGAGATCGGCGTCTGCGTGGATGACGACGGTTGTGGGGACGAGATATTCCGGTTTAATGACCCGAGCGGTCTGGGTGAGGACTGGATGCATTCTAACGAGTTCGAGCTGGTAGGGGGACCTGATGCGTAAAACCATTCCACTGGCGGTGTTGGCCGCGGCTCTGATCCTGACGGGCTGCTCTGAGATCGCGCCACCGGACAAGATCGGTCTGTATTACATGGAGGGGCAGAGCGACGGCTACAAGTTCGGTCACTGTGTCGACCCGGGCACTTCCGATGACTGGCTGGCCAACAACTCCATCGTCTGGCTGCCCGACAACCTACGCACCTGGAACATCGCCGCTTCCGGCGGGGACACCAACGTGCCCATCACAGTGGCCAGCAAGCCCGAGCCGAACCAGCCATCCGGTGTCCAGGTCAACGTCTGGTCGCAGACCAACCTGAAGCTCAACACCACCTGCCACGACGGCAACTCGGTGGTCGTGAAGTTCTGGGAGACCATCGGTCGGCGGTATCAAGCTGACACCGACGATGGCTGGAAGACCATGCTGCTCAACACGGTGGTACCGGCACTGGAGAAGGCTAAGCGCACCGTGGTCCGTAACTATTCAGCCGACTCTCTCGTGGCCGGTACGGTCCTGGCCGAGGTGCAGAACGAGGTCTCGGCCCAGTTCGGTACCGAGCTGAAGCGGTTGACCGGTGGGGACTTCTTCTGTGGGCCCACCTTCCAGCGGGGCAGCGACACCTGCCCGTCGGTTGAGGTACTCATCAAGGACGTCGACTATGCCGACCCGGGCATCCAGGAAGCTCGCAACAACAAGCAGAAGGCCATCGAGGCTGCCGCCGCTCAGGTGGCCGAGGCTGAGGGAAAGGTCCGCGCCGCGGCGGCTCAGGAACAGCTCTACCGCAATGCGGCCTGGATGGAACTGGAGAAGGCCAAGCTGCAACTGGAGGCCATCAAGGCGTGTGCGGCTAATCCCAACTGCACGGTCATTCTTGGCGCGGGCGGAAACGTTCTGGTCGGTACGAAATGACCACACGGTTGCCACCGATCGGGCGCATCGAGCGTCTAACCCGACATGTCACTGAACGACGGTGGCCCAACCTGCCCGAGTTCTATCTGGTCAACAGACACAACGGGCTCAAGCCATGGGCAGCGTTCAAGGACGCGCGCTTGATATCTCTGCGCATACGGGGGAGATCAACATAGATGGACGATTACCGTCTACTCACTCCGGCCGAGGTCGCCGACCTGTTCCGGGTCGACGCCAAGACGGTCACGAGGTGGGCGAAGCAAGGGCGCCTCCGGAGCCTCCGCACACCGGGCGGGCATCGCCGGTTCTACGAGCGGGACATCCTTGCTCTTCTCACCCGGCGGGAGGTGAGGCGATGACGCGCGAACCGCAGGCGGTATTGATCGAGTACACCGTCCATCGTGTATTGGCCCAACACCGGCCGTACGAGATGTGTGACGAGTGCCGGGCGCTAAGGGCGATGCTCGTTCTCATCATTGACGATGGGGTGGTGAGCCCGTGAGACGTCGTCTCTCGCTCTACCTTGAGCCTCGCGATGCCTGGATAGGTGTCTATGTCGCGCCATCAGCTATCTACGTGTGCCCGGTCCCGTTCGTGGTCATGAAATGGAACCGGAGGGGCTATCGTGTCGATGGATGAACCGACCTGGCGATATCTTCTTGGTGGCCGAGTTCTTCATGCCCTGGAATGGGCCGGGGCGCGGTACGCCATCTGTGGCCGAGGTAACCCATTGACGGTGCAACGCTATGTTTCCCGGCTCGACGTGAGGCGCAGCCTCGATAACTGGCGCGGCACCGGCAACCAGGATGAATACGAGCGGGCGGCCGTTCTGCCCCGATGCAAAGACTGTGTACGGATGCTCAGGGGGGCAGGCGATGCGGATTGACAACCCTCCAACTGAATCTCGCCGGCTACCTCGGCTCGTCCCCCCGTGTGAACGGCACTGTGGCTGTCCGACCTGTCACGTGAAGCCGGGCCAACGGTGCATCACGACCCGGCCCATCCACATGCAACCGTGGTCCGCGGCCGACCTGCGTTACGTTGGCAGCCCCACCTCGCCGCACCAGGCCCGGGTACGACTGTGGGCCCATCTCTTGGCGGGTGAAATTATGACCTTCCTAACCCATTCTCCCAGTCACGAGGAACGGTGCGTTGAGACACTGGCCATCCGCCAGATATGGGCCGCACTGCCCGAGTGGGCCCGTGAGGTCATTATGGTTACCGCGGACGCGGAATCTGGAGTTGACCAGGGCCCACCCCTAGCCCACGTCCGGGCCTCATCCTGGTTGCGCTGGGCTCGACAGCTCTGGCTAACGCTATGGCTTGAGGGCGAGACGCCACTGTCCGGTGAGACGCATGGAGGGGCCGTTGATGACCTCTGACCCCGTGACGCGTGTGCTCGATGCCCTCCGGGACTACGGGTCGGAGATCCGCGCCATCGCCGATGGTCACATGGCCCAGTGCCCGGCCCACAATGATCGCAACCCCTCTCTTCACGTGAGCGAGGGAGCTGACGGGCGCGCGCTGGTCGACTGCAAGGCGGGGTGTCGGCTGGATGACGTGCTCTCCCCGCTGGGCCTGACCGAGCGGGACCTTTTCGTGGAATCGTTGGGGGGTAGCGGCTCGACTGGCACATATAAGGGGATGGCCGGTGTGCTCGCGCCGCGGTTGGATCCGGTGACCGACTACGTCTACACCGACGCGGCCGGCGTGCCCGTGATGAAGGTGACCCGGTTCAACCAGGTGGACCACTCGGGTGGCCTCATCGGCAAGACATTCCGCCAGTATGGACCGGACGGTGCCGGCGGCTGGCAGGCCGGACTGAACGGGAAGGTTCCCCCGCTCTACCGGCTACCCGAGGTGCTCGCCGCGGTGGCCACCGGTGGGACCGTGCTCGTGGTCGAGGGCGAGAAGGATGCCGACCGGGCCACCTCGCTGGGGTTGGTCGCTACCACCTCGCCGATGGGTGCCGGGAAGTGGCGCGACGAGCACACGGCCAGTCTCACCGGCGGGGTCGTGGTGGTGGTGGTCGACGACGACGGGCCGGGCCGGGCTCATGCGCTGGCCGTCCACGAGGCTCTCAGTGCGGTGGCGCGCTCGGTCGTGATGGTGCTACCCGCATCGGGCTGCAAGGACCTCAGCGAGCATCTGGACGCCGGCTACACCCTCTCTGCGCTGCGACCGGTCCTGCCCGAGCATCTGACCCAGGCGCCCGAGCAGCTCCCCCAGGACGAACTCCACGTGAGGCTGGCCATCCATCAGGGAAGGGTCGTCATGGCCGACGGGCTCGACACCATTCCGGTACCGACCATGCTCGTACACGACCTGCTCCAGACGGACTCACTGGCCTGGCTCCAGGGCAAGCCGGGCTCGTGCAAAACCTTCCTCGCGCTCGATCTGGCCGGCGCCGTGGGGACCGGGCTCACCTGGCATGAGGGCCGTAAGGTACGCCAGGGATCGGTACTCTACGTAATCGCTGAGGGGGCCGGTGGGCTGCGGGCTCGGGTCCGGGCCTGGGAGTCGAGTGCCGGTCGACCGATGGGTCCGGTGGCGTTCCTGCCGATGGCGGTGCACCTGCTCGACCGTGTTGATCTCGGTGCGTTCTGTCTCCTGGTCTCGGAGATGACACCGTCGTTGATCGTGATCGACACCCAGGCGCGGGCCACGGTCGGAGCAGAGGAGAACTCAGCGAAGGACATGGGGCTCCTCGTCGAGGCGTTGGAACAGATCCGGGCGGCGTCCGGGGCGACCGTCCTTGTCGTGCATCACGAGGGTCGTAGTGGTGATCACCTCCGGGGCTCGACGGCGCTGGAGGGTGCCGCCACCACAGTGATGAAGGTCGATCGTGACGGGCCGGAACTCACGCTGTCGTGCCTCAAGCAGAAGGATGGCACCGAGTTCGAGCCAATCCGGTTTGCCCTGGTTCCCATGGGCGAGTCTGCTATCTGCGTGATGGCCGGTACGTCCGGTTCGGCGAGCCTTCTTAACCAGAGCGAACAGACGATCCTCAATTTCTTCCGGGACGGAAGTGAGACGGTCGGAGTGCCGTGGACAGTGATCCGGGACACCTCGGGACTGACTCGGACGACCGCGTACCGGGCCATGCAAGCCCTGGTCAGCCGTGGTGAGCTGCGCAATGTCGGGACTGCTGCCCGGATCATCCTGGTGGCCACTCGGAGAGGCAGCGTCCCATGACGTCCCACCTCGTCCCACGGCCAAATGGGACATCGAAATATCGGCGTCCCACTATATCGACGGACTTGAGAGACGCAGTGGGACGCAGTGTTGATCAAGGCTGTGACCTGCGGTTTCCCAAGATCCACAGCGGGCCAGAACCCCCCCCCCCCTATAAACCCCGTAGGGGTTTTAGACGGGGGGACTGTCCCGGGACGGTGAGACGGACATTTACCTTCCAATACCAATACACAAGGAATACCAGGAGAAGGCGTATATCGATGAGTCGACATCTCGTCACGACGACCGTGGCCGACCGGGTGTGTCCACGGTGCCAGGAGATGATCTTCGTCGGGGTGAGTCAGGGGATCACCGCTCGGGTGGACGTCTACCCACTCACGACCGAGGTGGAGATCATGGCGCTGCTCCAGGGTCGATGGGTCTACGCCATGATCGATCATCGGCTGCATCGGAAGGTCGGCAGCCCGCGGGTCGGTGTCGTCCTCGCCGAGCATCGATGCGGTCAACCCCTACCGCGTACAGCCGTCACGTCGAGCGAGCCGGCGCCGGTGTCGGACCAACCCCCGTTCTGAGGAGGACCGTGATCATGACCACCCAACATCGGCGGGCTCGGGGTCGAGAGACCGAACGCTGCGTGACGGACTACCTCGCCAGCCGGATCTTCCCGGGTGCCTACCAGGTCGGCTCTGGTGCCGGTGGCGCCGACGTTCGCAATACCCCGGGCGCCTCAATCGAGGTGAAGGCGAGGCGGGACTTCGACCCGATGGCCTGGATCCGTGAGGCGTCACGTAGACCGGGGCTCCCGCTCGTGGTCTGGCGGCCGGACGGGATGGGTCCGCTCTCGGTGGCCGACTGGCCGAGCATGCTCCCGTTCGGGCGTCAGGTGGATCTCATGCTCGCGGCCGGTACGGGCTCGGCGTCGTCAAGTCTGGACCTTTGATCATTCCTGAGGAGATGGTTCGGAGATGACTCAGGAAGGGCTCACGCGCCCGAAGGGAACGGCCTACAACGGCCGAACAGCCTCCGGTGGTAGTTGGGTGCACCCCCGGGTGTCTGAGGCCGCTGTAGGCCGCTGCCGGACCGGTGACCGGTGTCGGTGGCGGGATCGTACTGGTCCGGCCCTTGTGGACGGTTTGGTCGTCTGTGACGGTTGTCTGGCCACGATGGACCGTAGCGTCGGCGGGCTGCTCTGGGATTATGTTGACCTTGAGCAGCTCATCCCGATGGCGACCTCACGGGGCCAGCTCGTCTCGGGTACGCGGGAACCGGCCAGCCTGCTTTCGCTTCACGTCGAGGCGTTGCAACGGGCGATTTGGCACACCGTCACGACGTGGGAGGAGATTATCCGCGAGCGAGCCGCGCTGTCCGAACCGACGGTAGGAGTTCGACCGGGTTGGGCGGTTCAGCGGGCCATCGAGGTGATTCGGCCGCGGATGCGGTTGCTCATCAACGTCGAGCCGGTCGCGGTCTGGCCGGACGGGTTCACCGGTGTGCCGGCAGACCGTAGCGGTGTGGATGCCGGGCTGGCGTTCGTGAGCCTGCATAACCGGGCTCGGGTCGTACTCGGGTTGACCCGGCAGACGGACGAGCTGTACGGCTTGTGTTGGATGTACTCGATGCGGCATCCGACCGGGTGTGGTTGGCCGACGCTGCGCCGTGATGCCGGATCGGAGACGGTCTATTGTGCCAACTGCTCGGCGCGGTGCTCCTGGGACAACTACCGTTCGTATCTCGGATTGATGGTGCCCTATGCCAAACGCGAGCTGGCCGTATCCGGCTGAGTCCGCGGTGGCGCGTGCACGACGGATAGCTCAGGCGTACCGGGCCCATCTGCACGCCGTGGCGCCCGACATCTGTGACCAGCTCGACGAGACGTGTGCCGGCTGGGGCGAGACGTGGATCGTGCCACGGGTGGTGACCTATGATCTCGACGACCTGCTGACCGCGCGGGAGGCGGCCGATCTCGCGAACGTGACGGTGTCGGCTGTCCGGCAATGGCGACACCGGGGCCGAATCATGGGCACATGGGTTGATGGGCAATGGCGGTACCGGGCCCGTGACGTGATCTTCCTCACAGGGGTTGTGGAGCCTGTCGCGTAACGGGTTACGGTGCGCGCAACAGGTGGACTCTGTCCACTGCCCGGGGGGAACTGACCCTGACCCCCGTACCGCGGCCGGGTGCACGGCGAGGTGGAGCGTGGCTCACCAGCGGGAGTCGAGCGCATAAGAGCCGATGACACCGTGCACCCGGCTGCGTCTGTGCCACTTTGGAAGTCGGAAAACCCTTGGCGTCTGTGCCACTTTGGAAGGGCTGTTGCCATGCGAAAGTTTCTTGTCCTCACCGTTGCCGTGTTCGCGTCGCTGATCTTGGCCACACCCGCATATGCCGGTTCACCCCACTTCGTGGGCGCGGTTACTGCTACCGTCTCGGGCGACAGTCTTACCGTCTCCGGCAAGGAGGCCGGGCTGGGCAATGAAGCGCAGGTACACATTGTGGTTACCGCTACGGCGGCGTGCCTTAACCCGGGTAACAACAAGCCGCAAGCGGGCAACAAGCAGAGCGTCTCGGCTGAGGGTGACTTCCCCGTACAGAACGGGCGGGCTGAGTTTTCGCTGACGTTAACAGCCATATTCCAACCATCGTGTACGCCACCCATGACAGTCGTATGGTCGGACATCACGGTGATCGATGAGACTAGCGGTATCATGGCCACGCCATAGTGAAGTCATTCCTTGTGGTAGCGCTCACCGCTTATCTTGTCGTGCTGATTGGCCTGGCCTGGTACGTGATCTGGTTGCAGTGGAGGCGACCGTAAAACAAGGGGGGGGTGCTTTCCATGCCCCTCCGGATCTGTCTTGAGGGGGGCCATCTCTTCCAGGGGGAGGGGCCTCGATGTCCGGGGCACACCCGGGCCAAAGACCGGGCCACCCTCCGACTCAAGCGAAAGCTGCGTCCCCACACCTACGCTGAGGATGTACGTCGAGCTGAAGTGGTCTTCTCATGGCGCGCCCTGTATGGAGACCTCTGCCCTGGGTGGCGTAGGGATGCCCACCCTGCCACACCCACCAATCCACTGACTGCTGATCACCCTCATGCTGTGGCTCGTGGTGGCGATGAACATCAGTCATTGTCTGTGCTGTGTAGACAATGCAACTCACGCAAACGTGATCACATCATGTGATGTATGAGCGATAGGGGTGGGGGGGTACGGTTCGGACGTAATGTCCGTTTTGTCCCAGGACCCCGTCCCTCCAAAAGTCTTCGCGTGTTGAAATGAGGGTCAGTGTGCCCCTTGTGTCCTTTTTTTTGCCACCTGCTGTTTTCGCAGGTCAGGGGCCTCGTGGAGTCCATATAGGACATAACCTCCCCTTGTGAATGGAGGGTGAGGATGCCGCGGACCAAGAAGCCGGCCGGTACGGCTGTCAATCCACGCAATGGTCGTCGCGCGGATCTGGTCCCGATCGCCGGGGCACGATTCGATCCGCCCGAGGGTCTTTGCGAAGAAGCGACGACGGCCTGGGACTCCTACTGGGAAGACACTGTCGCCTGCGTGATGACGCCGGTTGACCGGGCCGTGCTCGTGCGCTGGGTTCGAGAGATGGATCGTTATCTACGTCTGTCGACGGAGGCGGATCTCAACCCCTCGGTGCGCGGTTCGCAGGGTCAGCCGGTCGAGAATCCGCTCTACGCGACGGCCTACAAGGCGCTCTCGGCAGTGCAGGCGTGCGAGAAGCAGATGGGGATGGGCGCACTGAACCGCTCGGCTCTGGGCATTGCGGTGATCACTGAACGCAAGAGCCTCGCCGAGATGAATGCCCGGTACGGGGGTGGCGACGATGCTGATCGCGACCGCCCTGCCATCGTCGCCGAGATCGTCGACCCGCGGAGAATCATCGAAGGCTGACGGCTGTCCGGCGTGTGGCTGGAATCCGGCCGACGAGCTGTGGCCCAGTCACGGTGACATCGCGGTGCAGTGGATCAGCGACAATTGCATCTGTGGCGATGGCGACTGGTTCGGCCAGCCCATCAGGTTGCGCCTCGACCAGCAACGCTTTCTCTGGCGCTGGTACGAGTATTGCCCCGAGTGCAACCAGTGGCGCTATGACGAGGCACTGCGCGGTGCGGCCACCGGCGACGGCAAAACCCAGTTCATCGCGTCGATCGTGGTGCTGGAGTTCGCCGGCCCGCCACAGATCGCGCCATCCTCACCGATCATCCCGATTGCCGCCGCGAGCTTCGACCAGGCCAATCTCCTGTTTAGTGCCGTGGCTACGATCTGTGGTGGCCGAGATCAGAGCGTGCGTGAGTCGCCGTTGCGTGAGTTCTTCGAGGTCTACGACACGGTGATCAAGTTCGCCGACGGTCGGCCAGGTCTCATCGAGCGCGTCGCCGCGGTCGCGGGAACCAACGAGGGTGGTCTGCCGACGCTTTTCGTGCGTGATGAGTTGCATGAGTGGGGCGACGTCGGAGACCGCCGGGCCCGTGTCGCCACCGTCATCGGGAAGTCCACCAACAAGCGGCGTACGCCTCACGGCTCGGGCCGGATCATCAGCCTGTCCACGGCCGGGTTCGACATCGACCATTCTTTGCTCGGCGCCAAGTGCAAGCTCGGTGAGCGCGTGGTGCGGAATCCCTCGTTGTCGCCGCGGTTCCTCTACGACTGGCGCCAGGCGCCCGACGGGCTCGACTATCGGCTGCCGGCTGACCGTGAGATCGCGGTACGCGCTGCCTCCCAGGCGGCCGACGTGCTCTGGAACGTGCGAGACCGGGTCGACGACTGGGGAAAGCCCGAGTGGCCCGCGCATGAGTGGATCCGCTATTACGCCAACCGGTGGGTCGACGTAGCCGAGGAGAGCTGGCTCAAGGACCACCCCGCCGCGTGGGTGCAGTGTGAGGGGACCTGGACGTCTAGTCCGTCGAACCCGTTTGTGGTCTCGGTGGACATGGCGTTGCGCCGGGACTCGGTAGCGGTCTCCCGGATCGAGCAACTGCCGGATGAACGCTTCGCCATCACGTCGCGAATCTGGGTTCCGACCGGTGCGCCGATCGACCACCTGGACGTGTTCAACCACGTACGCACGCTGGCCTACGGTGTCGGTTTCCGCGGTGTTGTGTACGACCCCCGATTCTTTGAGTTGCCGGGTCGGATGCTGGAGGACGAGGGCATCCTCGTGGTCTCCTTTGACCAGTCGCCGCAGCGGATGGCGCCGGCGTGTGGGCTCGCCTTCGATCTCATCGTCAATCAGCGGATCGTGCATGACGGTGACCCCGAGCTGGGCGCGCACATCAAGGCGGCCGTGAAGCGTGAGCAGGAGCGCGGGTTCACGCTGAGCAAGGGCAAGAGCAAGCGGTCCATCGACGCAGCGATCACCCTGTGCATGGGTGTCTGGGTCCTCCACGAGCCGGCCGAACCGGTACAGCCGTTCTTCGGGACCTGGCGCGCGAGAGGTGGGGCCTGATGGTTGCACTCACGACGCGTGCCCGCGGTCTTGGGCCCATTGTGCTGACGTCGATTGGTGCCCTCGTCATCGGGGCTGGTTGGCTGACTCACCGGATCGTTGCCGGGTCCTGGTTCGCTATGACCTGGATCGCCGCAGCGTTCATGGAGGGCTGGGCCTCGGCTCAGCGGCCACGTGTCGTTTCTTGACCGCATCAACGCTCGGCACCGTGGCGAGACGCGCAACTCGATCGACGGGTGGGTCAGCGACTATCTGTTTCCGGCCTCTGGCATGTTCGGGTTCGGTGGCAACCAGTACCCGTACGGGCTGAACACGACCTACTCCCGGCTGGCCGTCCAGGAGATCTCCTCGACCTTGCCGGGGCATATGGCCGCGGTACGGGGCTGCCCGCCAGCATTCGCAGCGGAGATGGTGCGGGCGCTGGTGCTCTCTCAGACGCGCTTCACGTTCCGGAACCCGCCCAGTCATCCCAAGACGCCGCGGCGGACGTTTGGCACGGGGGCGCTCTCGTTGCTGGAGCACCCGTGGCCGAACGCGACTACCGGCGAGCTGGTTGCCCGGATGGAATGGCACGCCGGTCTTGCTGGCAACGCCTTCGTCACCAACCGGACCGCGGGTCGGTTGCGGGTGCTGCGTCCGGACTGGGTAGCCATCCTGTACGGCAGCGACCAGGAACCGGAGATGGCCGCGCACGCGCTCGACGGCGAGCTGCTCGGCTATGTCTATTGCCCTGGTGGGTTGGTGTCGACGGGACTTTCCTTGGCGCCGGCTGGCGGTGGAGAGCTTTACACCTTGCTGCCTCACGAGGTCGCGCACTGGTCGCCGCTGCCTGATCCTGAGGGTGCCGGTATCGGGATGTCCTGGATTACGCCGGCCATCCGGGAGATTCAGGGTGACACCATTGCTGCGCAGCACAAGGTTCTGTTCTTCCAGAATGCGGCGACCCCGAATCTTGTGGTCAAGGGCATTCCGGCGCTGACGAAAGATCAATTTGATGAGATCGTCGGTGCGATGGAGGAGCAGCACGCCGGTATTAGGAACGCTTACAAGACCCTTTACCTGACTGCCGGCGCCGATGCCACCGTGGTGGGCGCCAATATGCAGGAGGTCGACTTCAAATCCACGGTGGGTAGCGGTGAAACGCGGATCTCGTTCCTGTCGCGGGTGCCGGCACCGGTGCTGGGAATCTCAGAAGGACTCGCCGGGTCGAGCTTGAACGCCGGCAACTTTGGACAGGCCCGTCGCAACTTTAGTGACACCTGGGTGTACCCGACGCTGCAAGATCTCTGCGCTGCGCTCGTGTCGATGGTCCGGGTTCCCTCGGATGCCGAGCTGTGGTACGACGTCACGGACATGCCGTTGCTTCGTGAGGACGCGAAGGATGCGGCCGAGATCATCAATATTCAGGTTGAGGGTGTCACTAAGGCCGTTCGAGAGGGCTTTACCGCCGTTTCCTCGATCGCTGCGATTGCTGGTCAGAACGTCAATCTGCTGGTGCACACTGGTCTGACCTCCGTCCAGCTCCAGAAGCCGGGGGAGGATCCGAATGACCCGTCCGCCGGTGACACTGGGCCCGACGGTGAGCCCACCGATGATAAGACTCAAGCTCTGTCTGATGCGTTGGACGAGGTTTCTGCTAGTCGGAACGTTGAAGAGCGCGTGAAGGTGCCGAGGAAACGGCTGCCTAGTTCGCGTCACCGAGGGGGTGCGTGGGCGATGTCTATGGACCCCCAGCTTCGGCATCGGACGTTGCAATTGATCGGGCTTGCGGATCGCAATGCTGTTCCTGACGATTCAGACGACCTTGACGAGGATGCGGCGGCGCTCCTCTGGGCTCTTCAGGAGATCGAAGACCTGGACGATGAGATCGAGGAGGCCCCTTCGGCTCGGAATCGAGCGCTTCGTCTGGCCGGTGTGGAGCGTGCATGGACCGCTGCCCAAGCCGCTAAGCATCCTCGCAATTTGAAGGGCCCGGGTGGCGGGCGGTTCCGGTCGTTGTCACAGAGGCTCATTGACTGGATGTCAAGCATGGGCAATCGTGAGGACAGTCCGTTTGATGGCTTTGACCGAAAGCAACTGGCAAAGGTTGCTAGAGCGCGTGGTCTGAAGGTCGATCGTAAGGACGATCGGGATGCGATCATCGACAAGCTGGTTGATAACCTTGAGTTCAAGGATCCTGGGAAGAAGGAAAGCCTGAAGAAGGCGATAGCCGGGAAGAAGAGCCGGGCACTGCACAAGTCGGTGGCGGTAGAGAAGGACCAGTTTGGCCAGGAGATAGCCCCGAAGGCGGTCCCGAAGGCGGTCCCGAAGGCGAAGCCTGGCCCTGATGATGTCGCGATCAGCAAGGCGCTACGGTCGCTGTCCTCGGGAGAGTTTGCCAGTATCGATGGAAGCCAGATCGATGCGTTCATGGCGGCCATGAGGGGCCAGGATCCTCCGGTCAATCTCTCATACCTCAAGGTGAACGGTCCTGGTAATGGGAACCTCTATGACCGGCATCTGCGGGACATTCCCCGATCGGAGATGCCGCAACTACCGACGACCGTTGAGGACTTGCAGGCGTTCCGTCTCAAGCTCGCCGACATGAACGTCAAGACAACTTATGAGCAGGTTGACCCGCGAACTCTCGTCGCGACACAGAGCGAGCTGAACGGTCCGAAGGTTGCGAAGCTGTTTGGTTTCATGCGCGAGGGCGGATGGCAAGAGGGTGGCGCGCTCATCATCTCACGCGAGGGGGCCGTGCTGGACGGGCATCACCGTTGGGCTGGTGCTGCTGCTGCCCGTGCGGCCGGCAAGGACATCAACGTCACGGCACTCCGAGTTGACATGGGTATTGACGAGCTTCTGGACGTGGCGCAGACGGTGTCGCTTCCCCGTAAGTCGCTCGACGAGGCTCCGAAGTAGACTTGAGCCGTGCGGTGCTACCGACGATGAGAGGGGAGGTAGATGATGGCAGAAGGTAGAGAACTGAAGCTCGGTGGTGAGCCCACCACGCCGCCACCGGATCCTGACCAGCCGTGGCTATGGACCGGTGACGAGTCGATCGGGAAGAAGGGCTGGATCCTGGTGATCACTGACACCGGAGACGGTGTCCCCGAGTCACTTGATGACCTTGACTAGTCCCCTGTACGAGCGGTTGGTCGAGGTTCTTGGTACCCGTGATGTGCACCCTGACGTCCGTAGCAAGATCCAGGATGCGTACATAGAAGTTGGTGATACGGGCACCTGGGACGACCTGCCCGTGGACGTGAGGCAGATGATCGAGGAGTCCGAGAGGCTTCCGCGTCAGGCTTGGGACGACCCAGCCGACGTACCTCAGGATCTCGACAAGCTCTAAAGGTCTGTTTCCTGGGCCAGGGGGTGGTTATGCCGCACCCTGGCCTCCGTATATCCGCAGCCGAACGGCACCGGGCCATGCAGCTTGCTGGGCTGCTTGATGTGCGGCGAGTGTATAACCCGGCGCTACATCCCCGTATCTTGAGGGGCCCGGGTGGCGGTCAATTCCTGAGCAAGAAACTGGTGGCCGGTCAGCATCCGCACAAGGAGCCTCAGAGTACGGATCTTCTTCATGACCCTGCCAAGATCGAGGCGCTTCGTCAGACGGTTCGGCGTGCTCGGTCCCGATACGCGGGTCGGACCGCTGACGACCGGTTGGCTGCGATCAGTGCCTTGCAGGGATTTGACGGTGCTCCGACCGTTGTGCCAAGCGCTGAGATGGACCGATTGCTGGCAACCGGGGACTTCATCGAGGTTTGGCGTGGCGTAAAAGGGTTCGGGGCAGCGCCTAGTCAAAAGACTGGTGGTAGCCCGGTCTCAACGACCAAGACCGCGGCTGCCATTAATGACGAGTTCCGTACCGGGCCGGCGTACTTCGGAACGGGCATCTACGGGAACGGGTTCTACTTTTCGACTGCCAGGGAAACTGCGCAGGGATACGCTGATGACACAGAGGGCAGTCTTGTACGGGCGTTGATTCCTAAGGATGCCAGGATCGGACGGTGGCGTGCATTGCGTGAAGAGGCTCGCCGCATCAATGACCACCCGGGCGAGGATGGCACGCTTTATGACGAGGGTCGCTATGCCGCCGCCAGGGGTATTGACGTCATGGAGATTGACGATGATTACCTTGCGACCCAGTTTGGCGTCAGGCCGGATACCCAGGGTGGCACTAAGTCGGCGTTCAATGTCCTTAATAGGTCCGTTCTGGTTGTCGAGGACAGTCCTTCGGCGGATGTGTTAGCCGAGAAAAAGAGGCGCCAGTTCCTTATGGAGGTGTCTACCTTCCCGCTCACGTCGATGGACTTCTCGGGCAAGGTCAGGCATCGGGCGCTTCAGCTTGCCGGCATCGTCGGGGCCGATGAGGATGTCGAGGCGCTCCTGGTGGCTCTGGACGAGTTCCGGGCGTGGGATCCGGCTAAGCATCCTCGTAACTTGAAGGATACTCCGGGCGGGGGCCGGTTCCGGTCACTTGTGGCTTGGATTAAGGCTGCGCTAAAGATCTGGGACGATAAGCTCCAAAGTAGTGGCGATACGGTGGGAGACAGTCCGCTGGCGGGGTTCAGTCATGAACAGCTACAGAGGGCGGTAAAGAAGCTAGGGCTCTCGGTGCGACCTGACGCGAGTCGCGCGGAGATTGAAGAGCTGTTTAACGCTGATCTTCGGGCCCGTATGACCCACGACGCCCTGATTGCCGGCAGGGCTGCTCATGCTCCACCTCCCCCGATCGATGTGCTGATGCGCCGTCTGGCTCAGGAATCGTCGGCTAACCTCGCTGGGCTGGAGGTCCGGGGGTACGGGAACGAGCATCTGTATGCGAAGCATTTACGTGAGATCCCCCGGGACCAGATGCCGCAGTTGCCGGAGAACGTGGCTGGACTAACGCCGTTCCTTAAGGCGCTGAACGAGCGGGGCGTCAAGTCAGAGCTGGTGGACATGGATCCCCGGCAGTTGACCATGACCCAGAACCAGCTCGACAGCAAGAAGGTCGGTTACCTTTACGACGCGATCCGTGACAAGGGGTGGAGAGAAGAGACCGTCATGGTCGCCTCGCGGGAGGGTGCGATCCTGGACGGTCACCATCGATGGGCTGCTGCCTCCGCTGTTCGTGCGGCCGGTGTTGAGTTTGATCTTCACGTGCTTAAGGTCGATATGGGCATCGACGAGCTGTTGACGTTCGCTGATGGCTTTTCGGGTGTCAAGAAGTCGATGGAACAGGCGATGGTGCGTGACCGTACTCTCTGGCTCGCTGGCATCGTCGAGGAACGGAAATATAACCCGAGCCAAGCCCGGGTCCCGAAGGGTAGTCGGTACGGCGGTCGCTGGGGATCTGTCTCGGTCATGCACAAGCTCTGGGACCGTGCCAAGGAGGGTGGCTTCACCTATAACACCGTGAGCGGTGATCAGCCCACAACCGGGTTTGCGCTCTCCGTGTATCCGGACCGGTCCCGGGTCATCGCGACGCGCGATTTCACGCCGGCTTCCATCCAGGAGTACCGTGACGCCAACCGTGAGGTTCTGTCCAAGCCGAACCACTATCTCGGGGCATGGCGCGAGCGTGACGAGGACGAGGGCGTCGACCGGGTCTGGCTCGACGTGTCTATCGTCCAGAGTGACCGGGCTGAGGCTGAGCGGGTCGGTCAAGAGTTTGATCAGATCGCCATGTTCGACCTCGGTGAGGGTACAGAGATTAGTCTCGGTGGTAAGGGTGGAGAGGTCGGGCTACTCGCGGACGTTGCACCCGAGAAGCCGGGGCCGAGAAAGAGGGCTAAGAGCAGGGCACCTCCTGCGCTCCCTGCTTCGACGACGGCGCAGTCTGACTCTGATTACCAGCCTGGCAAGTGGAAAAAGGCTGACAACAACGTTGTCAAAGAAGAGTTTCTCGGGATGCTCCGGGACTACTTGCATCGGGCGGGCCTGTCCACCGAAGACGTTAAGCGCATGGTTGAGGACGAGCGGGACGACCTTCCTGACCCCCGAGCGGTCTACGAGAACGGTCCGCACTATCTTACTGTGTGGAGCGACAGGCCCATTGGCCAACTCCGGATGGGCGAATTGTTTGACGCCATCGACCGGTTGCAGACCACTAATCCCAGCAGTGATCCGCTCAGAATCTCCATTCGGCCTCAGCACGAGATGCCGGGACCGCCAGGTGTGGCAGTAGGCAAAGCGGCTGGAGCGACGATTCGGGGTACTGGCTCGATAATACTGAGTGATCGGATGATCGATGATTGGAACGACCCCGATCTGTTCGGCAACTTTATGCCGGTCCGCACCTCTGTTCCTCTGGGTGAATATGTTGTCACTCACGAGTGGGGCCACGTGGTTGATCACTCTGATGAGGACCCATTGGCTGAGTCCTGGCAGAACATAGTCTGGCAGCGAAACGCGAAATACTTGTCGATCTACGGGAACACTGAGTACTCCGAGGGTTACGCGGAGGCGTTCGCTGAGTGGTTCTTGACCAAGGGCCAGACAACCAATGTGGCGGCGCAGGCGTATGCTAAGGAATATGGATGGAAGCATGGCTAAGCGGGTGATCACCGACACCTCGGAGGGTCCGGTCTATACGGATCTTTGGGAGTTGTCTGATGAGCAGATCCGGCTCTTGGCCGTGTCTGGTAGCAAGGACGCGACGGAGGAGTTGGCTCGCCGTATCGCGGAGAGGATGCAGGCGGATGGCTGAGCTGCGTGTTGCCATGATCCCTGGCGATGCCTCTGACGAAGAGATCGACCGTATCCACGCGGCCCTGGTCACGGACCCGCCACCGGATGAGCCAGATGATGAGCCAGACGATGAGCCGGACGAGGATTGATCCATAACTGAAGGCTTGGGCTCTCTCGCCCACGTGATCCCTGAGGGGGGTGGCGTGGGCGATGTCTATGGACCCCCAGCTCCGGGATCGAGCGCTCCGGTTGGCTGGCGTTCGTGTGGCCGGCAAGGATGTCACCCCGGGCCACGATCAGCTCCACCACTACTGGACCCGTGGTCCCGGTCTCGCTAAATGGGCTAAGAGCCCTCACCCGTGGACGGCGCTTTACAACCATCTTGTCAAGTACGTAGGCCCCGAGCGCGCAAAGCGTATGGCTGCGCAGTGGCACAAAGAGGTCTTCGGCATCTGGCCAGGGGAAAAGAAAGGCAAGAATCCAGTCGGTCCCGGCTGAGCGGGGTGCTTGTAACGGTAACTGGCCGGGCTCATATCCCGAGCGACTAAGGGTTCGATTCCCTTCCCCGCCACCAACCCGCATCACACGACATCGAGAGGTGGTGCGGCGATGACGTCTGTCCCGACGATGACTGTGCCTGTCCGGACCTGGGACCACCGGGCGGACTCGAAAGAGCCCTACGGTCCTGCGTCGAAAGCCCACTATGCCGACCCCGGCTACCAGAAGGACGGTCAGAAGCGCTACCCGCTCGACTCCGAGGACCATTGTCGAGCTGCCTGGTCGTACATCAATCAAGCGGCCAACGCAGCCAAGTACACGCCCGACGAGCTGGCCCGGATCAAGGGCCGGATCAAGGCTGCCGGGAAGAAATATGGCATCGAGTTCTCCGACCAGCGGTCACGGTCGCTGCGGTTCTTTGATGAGAGCAAGTACGAACGTGACCCCAAGAATCAGCCAACCGGCGGCCAGTTCAAGACCAAGGCTGCGGAGAAGGCACCGGCCAAAAAGACTACCAAGAAGGCGCCCGCCAAGAAGGCGACGACGCGTCGGCCCGCAGCCAAGAAGGCTGAGTCATCTAAGGGTGATATGGCCTATGACCCGGACACCGGGCGTGGTCCTGGCTACGGCACAGCCGGTGGCGATGCGCGGGTCAAGCAGCTTCAGACCGCTCTGAACCGGCTGGGTCTTACCGATTCACGTGGCCAGAAGCTCAAGGTCGACGGGAAGTTGGGTCCCAAGACCACCCAAGCCATCAAAGCAGCACAACGACGCCTCGGCATGAAGGCGGATGGACGGGTGACTCCTGCCATGCTAGCTCAATTCTCCGGCGCCAAGTCGCTGTCTAAGAGAGCGAAACCCAAGAACTGCACCTGTGGGTCCGTGGAATGCATCGCCGACGAATGTGGGGATGACACGGAGTACCGCCGGACTGTGCCAGACGTCTGCGTGCGCGCGTTCGACTTCGAGTCACGTTCTCGCGGTGGCGATGGGCGCACGCTGGAGGGCTACGTGGCGGTGTTCGGTGCTGTTGCGCGGATCGCTTCCAGTCAGGGCGGTGACTTCGACGAGGAGATCCATCGCGGCGCATTCGACGACTCGCTGGGACGCTCTTTCCCGGTAATGCAGTTCGACCATGGTCGTGACACCCGTGTCGGGTCAGTGCCGATCGGGGTCTATGAGGTGTTCGAGCCCGACAGTCGTGGCTACTTCGTCCGCGGCAAGCTGCTCGACAACCCCGTCGTGGAGCCGGTCCGGCAGGCCATTACCGCGGGCGCCATCCGTGGCATGAGCTGGCGGATGATGGTCGACCCCGCCAAGGGGTCCCGATGGACCCGTCGCAGTGGCCAGGTCGACAAGCGCGATGTGATCCGGGCCGATGTTCCGGAAGCCGGGCCCGTCGTTTTCCCGGCCTATGACGCCACTACTGTTTCTGTCCGCTCGATCCTCGCGGCAATGCCAGAAGAGGAACGAGCGGCACTCGTCCGTGAGCTTGCAGCCGAGGTTCGGCTCGCCGTGGACCTTAATGACTTCACCGGGCGATCGAGTGCATGGAGCACAGATGGCGGTGAACTCGGCCCCGAACGGCAGGAGCCAGAGGAGCCAACCAGCACAGACATAACCGCCCGCTTCCATGACCCTGATCCGGCTCAAGCCGGTAGGGAACGGTTGCTACGCCTACAAGGAGTTCTTAAGTGAGCACCGCCACTCGCACCGCCGTTCGTGATGACGACGGCAACCGCGGGTTCGACCTGACCATGGAGGACCTGCAAAACAAGACACCGGAGGATCTGCGCGACATCATCAGCATCACGGAGGCTCACCTTCGCGAGCTGCACCAGGACGAGCGTGGTTCCCTGCGCATCCTGGACGAGGCCGAGCAGGCTGCATTCGACATTGCCATGGAGATCCGCAACGCGGCCATGGACATGCTCGACAAGCACAACGAGATCCGGTCCGTGCTCCAGCGCCGGCCAAAGTCGGTTGAGCGTGCGCTGTCCAGCATGGGCCACCGTGATGACGACCCGTACTCGAACGTGCGGCGTATGACCCATGCCGAGGCTCGTGACAAGGCACTTCGGGTGCTGGACACGCGCGAGGCTAAGTCGTCGCTCAGCGCTCCGCAGATGGACCAGGTTGAGAAGCAGGTCCGTCGGGACTCTGACATCGCCAAGCGGTTGCTGGTCACCGAGACCGAGCACTACCGCAGCGCATGGATGAAGGTTGTCACCGATCCCAACGGGATGGGTCTGCTCGACGACGAGGAGCGTAACGCCCTTCGCGCCTACCAGGAATACCGGGCAATGTCCGAAGGTGTCACCACCGCAGGTGGATTCGGAATCCCCGTATTCATCGACCCATCTATTATCCTCACTGCCCAGGAATCGGGCAACCCGTTCCTCACCCTGGCCCGTCAGGTCACCGTCAACACGAACGCCTGGAAAGGTGTCTCGTCCGCCGGTGTCACCTGGCAGTTCCAGGCCGAGGCGGCCACGGCCACGGACGCAAGCCCGGTGCTCGCTCAGCCGTCTGTCACAGTGTTCATGGCTCGTGGTCTGATCCCCTTCTCCATCGAGGTTGGCCAGGACTACCCGTCCTTCGCCGACGAGATGGCGACTCTGCTCGCGGCCGGTTACGACGAGCTGCTCGTGGACAAGTTCACGCGCGGCTCTGGCTCCAACGAGCCGAGGGGCATCCTCACGGCCCTGTCCGCCAACACAAACGTCCGCATCACGCTGACGACTTCTGGCTCCATCGGTTCGCCTGACCCGTACAAGGTGTGGGCGGCCCTTCCCCAGAAATTCCGTCGTCGCGCCAACTGGCTTATGTCGGTTGACGTCAACAACAAGTTCCGCCAGCTCGGTACTGCGAACGTGTTCCATGCGTACACGCAGAACCTTCCGGCGGAATGGGCGGACATTCTGTTCGGTAAGGGTGTCTACGAGAGCCCGTACATGCCGGACTCGACCACCTCGACCTCTGCGACGACTGGTCTGGCCGTCGTTGGGGACTGGCAGAACTACGTCCTGGCCCGGCGCGGCGGCATGACCGTCGAGCTGATCCAGAACTTGGTTGACGTGACCACCAACATGCCGACCGGCCAGCGCGCCTGGTTCGGGTACGCACGTATCGGTGGCAACTCGGTCAACGACCTCGGCTTCCGGCTGTTGGTCAACACCTGATCCTTCTCCCCCTTCCCCGTCGAGGAGTCCCGAGCTATTTCCCCCTCTGTGGCTCGGGACTCCTCGACACCCTTAAAGGAGCACTCATGTCCGACGCGACCACCAAGGCTGAAGAAAAGGCCGAGGCTAAGGCTGAAGCCAAGGCCGAGGCTGCCGAGATCAAGAAGGCCGAGGTTGAGGCTAAGGCTGAAGCCAAGGCGGCTGCCGAGCTGGCTCCGGCGTCGGACTCCGGCGACCCGGACGTACATCACCTGCTCGCGCAGCGCCAGGCCCACGAGATGAACGTGGCCACCCTCATGACGCCGGTCGACGAGGCTGCGGTCAAGGCGTCTAAGGACGCGATCGAGGCCATTGACGACCAGCTTGCCAAGCTCGGAGTCAGTGCGAAATGAAGGTTGTATACGCACGGGCGCGGTTCATTCCGGGTGGTTACGGCGGCGTGGTGGAGTTCGGTACCCACTGGCCGGCAGACGATCCGATAGTCGCGGCGCACCCAGATATGTTCTCGGCCGACCCGGGCTTTGGGTTGGCGTACTCCGTCCCGCCAGCAGAGTTGCTGGACCCACCCGTCGAGATGGCCAGTGCGGCGCCAGGTGAGAGGCGCGCGGCGGTCAGACGTTCGTAATCGCCTCCGGCCCCGGCTGCTTGGAATGGTCGGCTGGGGCCGGAGGTCAACCATTCCGGAGGATCAGCTTGAACGCGTTATCGCTTGCGTCGATGGGAATCGACGAGTCAGTAGAGATTCAGCCCGAACCACAACCACAACCCGCACAACCACAACCACAACCTGAGCTTGACGACCTACCGGACCGGTCTGAGTCCGTCGCGCTCGCGTATGTCTGCGGCAACCAGGTGGCCTACTCGTGGCACGTGAGCATGTGGCAGCTCGACCGGTACGACATCGCCAACCATGGTCGGATTGTGCGCGGTGGGCTCATCCCGATGCGGCACGGCAGTGATGGCCTGGTGGAGGCCCGCAACAGGGTGATCCAGGAGTTCCTTGGAGATGATCGGGCGGACTGGTTGTTCTGGGTCGATACCGACATGGCCTTCGAGCCGGACACAGTAGATCGGCTGTTCCAGGCTGCCGACCCGATCGAGCGGCCCATGGTAGGGGCATTGTGCTTCTCCCAGCGTGAGGTCGAGACGGACGGAATAGGTGGCTGGCGCACCCTGGCCACGCCGACTGTCTTCTACTGGGCTCACGACGGTGACCAGCAGGGCTTTGCTGTCCGTTGGGACTATCCCTCGAACACGGTCGTTCGTTGTGGCGGGACCGGCGCCGCGTGCGTGCTGATACACCGGTCGGTGTTCGAGCGGGTGGCCGATAAGTACGGGCCTATCTGGTACGACCGAGTACCCAACACGACCACCGGACAACTGGTTGGGGAGGACCTCTCGTTCTGCTTGAGGGTGGGTGCGCTCGACATCCCGATTCACGTGCACACCGGTGTTCGGACGACGCACCTTAAACCGGTCTGGCTCTCTGAAGAGACCTATTGGCGCGAGCGGGCTCTGGAACCCCCACCGGCGAAGCTCGGTGAGGTCGATGGCTGAGCTACTGATGCTCGTACCTTCACGTGGCCGTCCGGACAATATCGTTGCCCTGCTGGAGTCCTGGCAGGTCACCTCGGGTGGAGCGGCGGAACTGCTCGTTGCGGTCGACGACGATGACCCCGAGCTGGACCGGTACCGCGCGCTCGACGTCAGCCTGGAGGTCGGACCGCGGCTGCGGCTGGGGCCCACGCTCAACAAGCTCGCCGTCGAGCGGGCGCGCGACCACTTCGCGATCGGGTTCCTTGGAGACGACCACCGGCTGCGTACGAAGGGCTGGGACCAGTTCATCGTCAAGGAGCTGCACGATCTCGGTACCGGCATCGTCTACGGTGACGACCTCCTGCAACGGGAGCGGCTCCCCACCGCGGTGGCGATGACCTCGGACATCATCACGACGCTGGGCTACATGGTTCCGCCGGGGCTGATCCATATGTACGCGGACAACGCCTGGCTGGTGCTCGGTAAGGAACTGGGGCGTATCCGCTACCTGCCTGACGTCGTGATCGAGCATATGCATCCTATCGCCGGCAAGGCGCCCGTGGACGTCGGGTATGCCGAGGTGAACTCGCCTGGAATGTACGCGCGGGATGGGGCTGTCTTCCAGCGGTGGCTACGGGAGCGTATGTCGACCGACGTGGCGCGGCTCAAGGAGATCCTCCAGTGATGCGCCAGCGTTTGCGGCCGATGCCGACCGCGGAAGACCTGGCCGTCCTCTACGCTCAACCCCACCAGCACGAGCGGTGGATCGATCACAAGATCCGTGTCGACGTGACGACCACCCTGGCCGGGCGAATGCTGCGTGATCGCGGTGTTGTGGCCGATCTCTCGTGCGGGGACGCCGCCATCGCCCGACGGCTGGCCCGTACTCACGGCGCCCGGCTGATCCTCGGTGACCTCGCGCCCGGCTACGAGCGCACCGGCCCGATTGAGACCACTATCCATACCTTGTCGCGCCGGCAGGCTGATCTGTTCATCTGCTCTGAGACGATCGAGCACCTTGACGACCCGGACGCGGTATTGACGGTGATCCGTGAGAAGACCGATTACCTGATCCTGTCCACACCCGACGGCGAAACCGATGACCGGAATCCCGAGCATATCTGGGGCTGGGATGCCGAGGCCGTCGAGAAGATACTCCGGGACGCCGGGTTCACGCCACTGATCCACAACACACTGGACTTTCGTCCGGCTGGCTACCAGTACGCCTATCAGATCTGGACATGCCGATGACCGAGTGGAAGCTCTACCAGGGTGACGTGGCGCACGTGTCGACATCCGAGTTCCACGAGCACCGTGAACGTGCCACGCATCTGGAGCAGGAAGTTCATCGACCTCGGCTGGAGCACGCGGCACAGCTCGTGCGCATGGTCGGACAATCGGTTTCCGACCTTGGATGTGGCGACGGCGGGCTACTGTCCTTGATCCCGGATCTGGACGCCTGGGGCTACGACTTCGCGCCAGCCAATGTGGCCGGGTGGGACGAGCGCGGCGTTCGGGCGGAATTCCTGGACGTGTTCGGTGCCGACCGGGACAAGGTTGTATTCGGTGTGACCACCGTGGTCACCGAGGTGCTCGAACATCTCACCGACCCGCACGCTGAGCTGCGTTGGATCGTCCGGCACTCCCCGTTCATCGTCGCGTCCTCACCGTGGACCGAGAACGACCAGCACCACGACGAGTGCCACGCTTGGGCCTGGGATCAGAACGGCTACCGGGATCTGGTCGAACAGGCGGGTTACCGGGTGCTGCGTCATGACCTCGTCAACCAGTTCCAGATCATCCTGGGGATGCAGGCATGAAGGCCCTGGTAACCGGCAGTGCCGGGTTCATCGGTCGGCACTTCGCCACCGAGCTTGCCTCCCGTGGCTACCGGGTGACCTCGTGTGATGTGGACTCGGTCCAGGACGCGTTCACCCGGTTCCGGCGCAATGACACCCAGTTTGATCTGGTGGTACACGCTGCCGCCCGTGAGCCGCACCGTGCCGCTATCGAGGGGCAACCGGCTACGTTCCCTTACAACGTCGCGCTGGATGCGTCCATGTTCGACTGGGCGGTCCGGACGGGGCAGGGCCGGGTGCTCTACCTCTCCTCGTCGGCGGTCTACCCGGTGGACACGCAGACCGGCAACCCCGCCATGTCTCTGCTTGAAGACCTCGTGGTGCTCGACTCCGCTGAGGAGCCCGACGCGCGCTACGGCTGGGCGAAGCTGACCGGGGAACGGATGGCGGTCGCGGCGAGTGAAGCCGGACTGGCCGTGCACGTCGTAAGGCCCTTCAGCGGTTATGGAGAGGACCAGGACGAGCGTTGGCCGTTCGGTGCACTCATGGGCCGGGCCCGGCGCCGGGAGGACCCGTACGTTATCTGGGGGCCCGGTATCCAGGTACGGGACTGGGTTCACGTCGATGATGTCGTCGCGGCGTCGCTGGCCGTGATCGAGGCCGACGTCCTGGGGCCGGTCAACATCTGTACGGGTATCGGCACGTCGATGTTGGACCTGGCGGCCATGGCCTGCGAGCGGGTCGGCTATAGCCCGCGCTTCGAGCTGCATCGGGAAGCACCTACCGGCGTCATGTACCGGGTCGGTGACCCCACGCGGATGCAGGAGCACTACGTGCCGAAGATCGGCCTGGACGAAGGTGTCTCGCGCGCTCTCGCCTGACATCACGGTCATCACGCCGACCGTGCCGGGCCGGGAAACTCTGCTCAATGAATGTGTCGCCAGTGTTGAGGCTGTCGGTCTGAAGCACCTGGTCCAGCTCGACGTCGAGCATAAGGGCCCCGTTGCGGTACGCAACCGACTGATTCAGCAGGTGGCTACTAAGTGGACTCTTTTCCTCGACGACGACGACCTGCTTTACCCCGGTTATCTCACGACCGTGCGCGCGCACCTGGCAACGGCCGACGTCGTCTACACGGCCTGGGACCTGTCCGGTGCCGATGAGCCCCAACCACACCCCTGGTTCGATGCCGAGCTGCTACTGGTGCGCAACTTCATCCCCGTGACTGCGTGCGTGAGAACGGTGGCGCTGCGCGCGGTGGGCGGTTTCCCGGATGCGCGGTTCGAGGACCACGAGCTGTGGAAGCTGCTCCTGGCTCGCGGATACCGCTTTACGTATGTCCCGGTCGTCGCCTGGTGCTACCGGAGATTTCCTGGCTCACGATCGGAGATGCGATGACTGCCGTCATTACCGACCTCTGCAAGAATGCGCTGCTTGACAGTGCGGTGGCGGCTGGGCTTAACACCACCCCGCATATGTCGTTGCATACCGGCTTCCCACCAGCGGGTGGCAACGAGCTGACCGGTGGCTCCCCGGCGTACGCGCGGCAACCGTTCACCTGGAATGCCGCTGGCTCTGGTGCGAGATCGATTGCCGCGAGCGAGACGTTTGATGTCGCGGCCGGTACCACCGTCCGGTCCGTGGCCGTCTACGACGCGCTCACCTCCGGCACGCAGAAGTGCTGGAGTCCGGCCGGTGCGTCGGCGAGACGAGCATTTGCCGTTATTGCCGCCGACCTGGCCGGTAACACGATCCAAAGCCCAGCGCATGGCCTGACCACCAATGACCGGGTTTTGTTTTGGCCGACTATCGGTGCCGCGCTGCCGACCGGATTGTCGGAGGATACCGAATACTTCGTCATCGCTGCGGGCCTGACCACTGACGTGTTTGAGGTGTCTACCACTCAGGGCGGCTCGGCCGTGGATATTACCGCCATTGGTGACGGTGACGTTCAGAAATACGTGGCGGAAGTGTTCGCCGGCCAGGGCACCTATCAGGTTTCAACCTTCACTGTTTCGCTGCCGGGCTAAGAGGAGCTGACATGCCACGCCAGTATTGGGGTGCTCCGCTCCCACCGTTGCACATCCTCGACGGGGCGGCGTACAACACATCGGTCACGCTCACCGACGTGTCCCGGGCGCCACAGAAACAGTTCGCGGCGATGCAACTCGAAGAGGGCACCGAACTTGAGTTGAGTGCCCATGGTCTGTTCTCTAACACGGGCACACCCACGTTGTTGTTGGGTTTCTACTACGGCGGTGTTGCGGGTGTGGCGCTGGCCGCGACCTCGGCAATCACGACGACCACTGGCGCGGCGTCCTGGCCATGGCGGCTCTACTACCGGGGCCGCGTCCGGGCGACTGGCACATCCGGGTCAATCAACGGTGACGGGTACATCATGCTCGGCACCTCCTTGCTCGCGTTTACAGTGCGGCCGATCCCGGAAACCTTAGCGGCGCGGACGGTGACAATCGACACCACGATCGTCAAAACACTCACCGTGGGCGCTCAGTGGGGTACCAGCTCAGCGAGCAACACACTTACCTGTAACGACCTTTCCGTCGTCCTGATCAGCTAGGAGGAGTTGGCTGTGGCCATCGGTTACCCGATCACCAAGATCGGACTTGACAATACCATGGGCGGTCTGGTCGTGGGGCTCCGCGACGCCCTTAACGCCTGTGTGGCATTTAAGGCGAACCTGGACGACACGGCCATTCTGCCTGACGCGGTTCTTACCTCGCTGGGCTATGGCAGCGGTGAGATCACCACGATTCGAGCGTCGTTTACCGACCTGAAGAAGCTCTCCGACATTGCTCGGGCGGCAGCGACCCAGTCACCGGCCTCGGACTTCTGGTTCAACGCCAAGCTGCTCGCCGGCACGAACCTTCACTAGCCCGCCCGGGGGGCTGAGCCGTGGGCCTGCTCATTGACATCTCGTCCCCGGCCATCGCGACAGGCAACCCGACCGCCACCACCGCCTCGTTCACTCCGCCCGACGACTCACTGTTGGTTGTCGCTTTCAGCGGCAACGACTCGGTTGCCTTCATGGCTGCCCCGAGTATCACCGACAGCCTCGGTACGCATCTCACCTACACCCGTACCGACTGGATTAACCGCAACGACACCGGCATCAACGGTCAAGCCGCGATCTGGACAGCCCCGGTCGTAACCGGCGCGGCGATGACGGTCTCCGTGACCAACGGCGACGGCGCCACCGCGCGACACTGCGCTATCCGGGTGTGGGTACTGACCGGCGCTGAGCCGACCACTCCGGTTGGCGCCCACGGTGGCGCCGCGTCAGCGTCCGCGGCGGCGATTGCCCAGTCCTACACGGCGCAGGGCGATGGTGGGCAAGGGTTCCTGGTCTCCTGCGACTGGGACGCTCTCGGCGCCGACACCGCCGGGACCGGTTGCACACTGGACGGGTCGGCGACCATCCCCACCAACCAGATCTCCTACGCGTTTGAACACCGCACCTTCGCCGACGACTCCATCGGCGGTTTGAACACTCTGAACCTGACCCTGCCCGGAACCTCAACCAACCTCTCCTGGGCCTATATCGAGATCCTCCCGATGGTCGGCGACGATCCCGAGAAGGACCCACCGCCGTTCGTCATGTGGCGTCCGCCCGGTGAGGGTTTGGCCCCTAACGGGGTGTGGAGTCCATGGCTGGGAACAGCCAACGAAGGGCCACCCGACACAGGGTTGCGCATTGACGGCAGCGGCCCCGGCGCGGTCACCCAAACCGACGGCACCGTCATCGCGCTTACCACCGCTTCATTCACCCCACCGGCCGGGTCGCTGCTGCTCATCTTGTGGGCGGGCAACTCCGTCAACGGGGTCAACCCGTCTCAGCCGACGATCACTGACAGTCTCGGCACACCGCTGACCTACACCCGCTCAGACTGGCAGTCGCGCGCTGACGCACCCACCGTCGATGGGCAGGCCGCGGCCTGGACCGCTCCGGTGATTACCGCGGCACCGATGACGGTAACGGTCAGCAACAACGCGGCCAGCGGGTCCCGGCAAGCCGCGTTTCAGGTGCTGGTACTGACCAACGAGGCGGCCTCACCGGTCGGCGCCCACGGCAAGGCTGGTTCCGTCTCAGGCGCGATCATCACCCAGACGTACACCGCCCAGGCCACCCTCGGCCAAGGTTTCATCGCCGTCAGTGACTGGTCCGCAACCGGCACACCCAAGGCCGGCACCGACTGCTATCTAGCCAACGTCAATGCCGCGGGTACCATCCCAACCAACCAACTGTCGTATGGGTTCTTCAAACGGACCATCCCCGACGATGTCAACACCGTCAACAACCGCCTGAACGTCTCCCTGGCCGGCACCTCCACCGCACTGGCCTGGGTTTACATCGAAATTCTGCCGCTAGTTGTTAGTGGGCCGAGTGGGGCCGGAGTCACCCCGCAGCACACCGAAATTGTCAACACCATCCGCAAGCAGGCCAACGCCGATACGGCAGTCACCCAACGTGCCGCAGTCGTTGCCACCGGCGTCAAGAACGCCAGCACCGGAACCATCACCAGTCAGCACACCACCACCCAACCAACCGGGCTGAAACAAGCCCAAGCCGCCGGGGCCACGGTTGGGCACACCACCACCCAACCAACCGGGCTGAAACAAGCTCAAGCCGCCGGGGCCACGGTTGGGCACAACGTCACCCAGTCCACCGGCACCTCTGCTGCTCCGGTCATCGGTTCTGGCAGCACTGTTCAGCGCAACACCACGGCTGTTACCAGCTTCAAGGTCGGCGTCGGTACGGGTCGTTCATCGGCTCGGGCCACCACTGTGGCAACCGGCCGGAAGCAAGCCGTTGCAACCGGCGCGACTGTCCAGCGCAGCACCGGTACCGGCACTGTCCGGAAGCAGGCCATCGCAACCGGCGCGACTGTTCAGCGCAGCACGGACACCAACACCGTTCGCAAGCAGGGCATCAGCACCAACACGACCTCGGTCCATCCGCTGACCTTGGCCACTGCTCCTACCCCCGTGGTCGGTGCCGGCCTGACGGTCGTGCACCAGGTCACCACCGCGACCGGCAAGCGTAGTGCAGTCGCCACCTCGGTTACCCACCCTCACGTAGCAACCACGTGCACCGGGAAACGGTCAGCTATCGGGGTCGGACGGACCTCGGTTTATCCGGTCACGAGAGCAACCGGTGTCCATCAGGGTGTCGGGGTAGGGCGCGTCCCGGTCGCTGTGGCTACGCGCGTGCTGTCCAGTTCGACACCCATTCCGGCGGATCTGCTCTACGCCACCGAGGTGGACCGCGAGCTTGTCCCGTCGGCGACCGGTGCGGCTCTTCATGGCACCGACTCTCATCCGACCTATCGATCCACCGGATCTGGAGCCCAGCTCGTGGCGAGGGAGGACTGAATGCCCGATGTCGGTGACTGGACCACTCCGGTCCTGGAGGTAACCCCGTTCGATGGCACGACGACCGCGACCTTGGTTGTCACCAAACCTGATGGCACTACGGCCAACCCGGGCGTGACCCCCTCCGCTGGTGGACACATCCAGACCGGCGTGGCCTACCAGTACACGATGGCCGGGCTCTGGCTGGAGACGTGGACGGTCAGCAACACCGGCGCTGGAGTGCAGTACCGGGACACCATCGTTACCGGTGTTCCGTCTGACCGGTATGCAACGGAAGCGGAGTTGCGCTCACGGCTGAACATCACGACCACGGCCGAGGATTCGAGGGTGCTCGACGCATTGTCTGCGGCGTCCCGTGGCATCGACGTTGTATGTGAGCGTCGGTTCACGAGAGCCAACACCGCGACGGCGAGGGTGTTTTACCCGGGTCGATGGTCGGCCGAGGTGGACGACTTCTGGACCACGAGCGGCTTGATCGTGGCCACCGACGAGGGTGGCTCCGGGACCTTTGATTCGACCTGGACGTCGGCGGACTATGAGCTGTTTCCCCTCAATGGTCTGGTCCGTGGCGAGGCACAACCGTTCTGTCGGATCAAGGCGGTCAACCGGTACTTTCCGCTCCAGCGGATCCGGGCCGGGCTTCAGGTCACCGCCATATGGGGCTGGGCCTCGATCCCGTCCCCGGTGCATGAAGCAGCGCTCGCGGTCGCGGAAGAGATTTACAAGCTTAAGGACTCCCCGTTCGGGGTCGCCGGCACCACAGAGTGGGGAACGATCCGTGTGCGACAGAACCCGTACGCGATGCAGATGCTCCGGCCCTACTCGCGCTACCCGTTCATGATGGCCTGACATGATCTCCCAGGTTCGCGTCGGTCTGGCAGCCGGCATCGCCACCATCAACGGACTCAACGTCGATCCGAACGGGCTGGTGCAGGGTGCCATCACCCCACCCACCGCGGTGATCCTGCCGGGTGAGCCGTATCTTGAATACAGCGTAACTATGGGCGACGAGGTCTACGACCTCCGATTCACCGTGCTGCTCATTGTCGGTGCGGCGTACAGCCCGGAGAACCAGCAGGCTCTCGACAACTACCTGGAACCGACCGGGGCGATGAGCATCCGCGCGGCCGTGCACTCTCACGTGACCACGGCCTATGACTACGCCATTGTGCGTCGGGCCTTCAGCATCGGGATGTTCGAGTACGCCGGTCAGCAGTATTACGGAGCGCAGCTCACCGTGGAGGTGGCGTGCAGTGTCTAGTGACGTTAAGGATCTCGACGAGACGCGCCGGTTGCTCTATGGTGCCTTGGCTGCTTCACGCACCGATCGGTGGGAGTTGGTCGGCACCCTCGTCAACGCGCTGGCGCATCATTCTGGGCTGAGCGAAGACCCGATGACCGACATGGACTACCTGGTCGGACTCGTGGAAATTGGTGGTACCGAGAACTCCGCTCGGGCGTTGGCCTGGATCGACCAGCTCACGGCCCGCCAGTGCGTTTCCTCGTAGCGCACCCGGGGCCTCACTTCTCGGTCGCGGACGTGCACGTCGGTTGGTGCGAGGCGTTGCGGGAGTTGGGTTGTCAGGTCATCGAATACAACCTCGCGGAACGCCTCACGTTCTATGGCTCGGTGTTCTTCGAGGCGGGCGAGGGTGCCTTCCGGCGGGCGTTGACCTCGGAGCAGGCGACCGACCTCGCGACGAACGGAATCTATTCCACCCTCTACAAGACCCAGCCTGACGTTCTCCTGGTCATCAGCGGGTTCTTCTACCCGCCCGAGGTCTATGATCGGGCCCGCGCCGCGGGAACCAAGGTTGTCATCGTTCACACCGAGAGCCCGTACGAGGACAAGCGCCAACTGGAGATCGCACCCCACGCTGACCTGAACCTGATTAACGATCCCGCTAATGTCGAGGCGTTCAAGGTGTTGGCACCGACCAGATGGCTACCACACGCTTACCGGCCATCGGTTCACTGTCCGGGTGAACCCAAGCCGGATCTCGTCTGCGACCTTGCCTTCATCGGTACGGGCTACCCGAGCCGGGTCAAGTTCTTCGAGGCCATGGACCTCGACGGTCTGGACGTCCTGCTCGGTGGCAACTGGAAGGACCTCGACGAGGATTCACCATTGCGACCGTACGTTGGTCACGACCCGGAGGAATGCCTCGACAACGCTGACGCGGTCGACATCTACCGCTCGGCTCAGGTCGGCATTAACGTCTACCGCCGGGAATCCGAGATCGGCTACATCGGTCAGGGTGGCGCGTGTGGGCCACGTGAGATCGAGATGGCGGCGTGCGGCCTGTTCTTTCTCCGGGATCCCAGGCCCGAGAGTAATGATCTCTTCCCGATGCTGCCGACCTTCACCGGACCTCAACACGCCAGTGAGCTGCTACATGACTGGCTCGGGCGTCCCGCACTACGACAAACGTTGGCAGCCAAGGCGCGGGAGGCGGTCGTCGATCGCACGTTCACGAGCCATGCCCGGCATCTGCTGAGGCTGCTCGGCTACTAGCCCGGGGGTGGGGCAATGGCGTTCGGTCGCAAGGCTCTGTTCATTATCACTGGTCTGTTGCTCGCCATGGCGGGTGTCGCTTGGGCGGTTACTCCTCCTGCCACATCGGATGACGCGGCCGTGTTCCGGCAGGTGTGCGAGGCCGCGTTGCGTGGCCAGTTGTCGACGGCGGATCGGACGTGGGCGCAACGCTGTGCGCGGGTAGGCGCGGTCGCCGGTGGAGTCCTGGATAGCCCGAGCCCGTCACCGTCCTCCAGCCCCAGCCCGTCCCCCAGCCCGTCAGGAAGCCCTACACCGACCCCCAGCCCGTCCCCGACCGTTTCCCCGTCCCCGACCCCCAGCCCGTCACCGTCGCCTACAGCGGGCCCCAGCCCGACGTCACCGGTGTTCGGCTGTCCCGTCTTCCCGGCTATCCCTGACCAGGACTGCACCGGCTGGCGGCATACCGGTGTTACCCTCCACGACTGCCCGCTCACCTTGACCGCAGCTAGTTACGACTCGTGTCGATTCAACGGCAGTATCGTCGTCGCTTCAAGCAACGTCCAAGTATCGCGGTCGCTGGTCCTCGGTCACGTCGAGGGCGCCGGCTATGACCTACGTGGCCTGATCCTCACCGACGTGGAGGTCTCCGGCTCGGCGGACAACATGGCTGCCATCGGCAACTCGAACTGGACCTGCCTCCGGTGTGATGTGCATGACGGTCAGCGTGGCTTTGCGCTCGGCAACAACGTGCGGGTCGAGGACTCCTACGCCCATGACTTCGCGATTATCCCTGGCGCCCACCAGACCGCGGCCAGTACGCACGGTAGTAGCAACGTGACCGTGTTGCACTCGAATCTGCAATGCAATAGCGACGCCTATGCCTGCTCGTCGGCGATGAGCTTCTATTCGGAGGACGCTCCCGGCATCAGCGGCTTCACGGTGCGCCACAACCTGTTCAACACCGATGCTGGTTACTGCGTCTTCTTTGCTTCACTGACGGCCGGTAAGCCGTACGGAATTACCAATGTCATGTTCATCGACAATCTATTCGGCAAGCTGTTCCGCAGCGGTACGAGGTGTGGCGAGTATGGGCCTCTCGCGAACTGGCCAGAGTCGCAGGCCGGGAATACGTGGTCTGGAAATGTATATCAGGATGGTTCGGGGCCGGTGCTGCCATGAGGGCCAGGTCAGTGAACTCGCAATTTAGTGGAGGTTGACCCTAATGGCTCGTATTGCTGGTAGGAACGGTCGTGTCTACATCGCCATCACGTCCGTTGGTACTGCTGCGCCGTTGCCGTTCCAGGCGTCGTGGTCGCTCTCTGCGGCCGTTGACAAAATCGATGTCACTGCGATGGGTGACACTAACAAGGTCTACGTGTCCGGGCTTCCCGACGCCAGCGGTGAGTTCTCTGGCTTCTACGACGACGCCACGGCGCAGACCTACACCGCTGCGACCGACGGATTGCCTCGTAAGTTCTACCTCTACCCGAACCTGTTGCTGGTGACTCAGTACTGGTTCGGTGAGGTGCTGCCGGACTTCTCGGTCAACGCCACTGTAGACGGCGCTGTCCAGGTGTCGGCGAGCTGGAACGCGTCGAGCACCATCATCAAGGTCGGCTAAGTGCCGGTCACCGTCGAGGTCCGTGGTCAGGCCGAACTACGTGACGCCGCCAGGGATCTGCGGAAGGAAAGAGCACAGCTACGCCAGCGATTGGTCGACGCGACCCTTCATGCGGTCAGACCGTTGGAGGGGCTCATTAAGGTGGGCGCTCCGGCGTTCCTGCCCTCGGGCTATGCGCCCGTCATGGTGAGGACCCTGAAGGTGACCCCGTCGGTCCGGCTTTCTCGTGGTCGGCGGGGTGTGAGCTTGCGCGTGCACGCGAAGGGCCAGAAGGAACAGCGGGACGTTGAAGCCGTTGATCTCGGTATGTTGCGACACCCGGTGTTCGGCAACCGTAGGCGCTGGGTCGAGCAAGGCATCACGCCGGAGTTCGTGACCCGGCCGTTCGCGGCGATGAAACCCCGCATCATCAGTGAGCTGGACGATGTGCTCGACGGTATGCGCGTGAGGATTGAGAGGGGCTAGATGCGAATCACCTTGGCTGAGAAGGACCGCGAACGTTTCAGTGTGCCCGAGGTCATCGAATACGAAGAGATGGACCTGACCCTTGGCGAGGTCGTGGCCCTGGAGGAGCAGGCTGGCATCACGTTCGATGTCTGGGCGGACATGCTACGCGGTGACCCCGTACCGGTGGAGGAGGGCAGAGAGCCACGCTATCGCCGGTCCTACCGCACTCAGCACGTCATCCTCTGGCTGGCGGTCCGTAAAGCAGGAGTGAATGTCAAGTACAAGGACTTTGACGTGTCGCTGAGCGGGCTGAAGGTTCTTCAAGATGAGGTTGCCGTGGAGGAGCCGGGAAAAGAGCCGGGCCCGGACGGGTCCGAATTGCCAGACTCCCCAGCGACGACCCCGAGCTGAGCACGCTACGCCACTGGTATGACCTCGCATTTGAGCATCTCTTCTCGTTGACGATTGAGCAGATCAATGCCATGCCCTATAGCGAGTGGTGTGACCGGCGACGGTTCTCTGATCTGATGATCCCGGTGCGATGGGGGGTGCCAGATGGCTCGTGACCTGAACATCGACATCTATACCCAGGCGCATCTTGACGGGCTGGATAACGCGGCCCTGGGGTTGGACCAGACAGCCAGGAGTGCCGACAAGACTGGCAGCTCTTTCCGCAACATGAAGCAGGACGCTGAAACACTCAACAAGACGATCGCGGTCACGAAGACAAAGGTCCAAGAACTCAACGCAGAGTTCGCGAAGAGTGGTGGCAGCGACAAGTCGATCTTTGGTGATCTGAAGAAAGAGCGTTCGTTCCTTGCTGAGCTGGAGCGGATCAAGAGGGAGTTGTCCAAGGACCAGGGCTGGGCTCTTGCTTTGGGGTCCAACGCCGGTGCCGGTTTCGGTGACGGTTTTCTCTCGGCGCTCTCTGCGACACCACTGCGTACCAAGGCTATCGCTGCTCTGGTTGCTGTCGGTGTTGCTGCGTCTCCAGCCCTGGGTGCCGCGGTTGCTGGAGCGGTAACCGGTGCAGTCGGGCTCGGTGGGATTGCAGGTGGAATTGCGGCGGCGTCAAAGGACCCACAGATCCGGATGGCAGCTAAGCACTTCAGCACCACAATCTCCAAGGAGTTCTTCAGCTCCGGATCGGCGTTCGTTGAACCGACCGTTGCGGCGCTAGACATCCTGGAGAAAGCTTTCCAGGATCTTGATCTGGGTAGTTCGTTTGCCCGAGCCGCACCCTTCGTCGAGGACGTTGCTCGTGGCATTGCTGGGCTAGCTACGAAGTTCATGCCGGGCTTCAATAAGGCTCTCGATGACGCGGGCCCAATATTGGAAGCCCTCGGCCGTGAACTGCCCGAGATCGGCGACGCGCTCGGTGACATGCTCGCCGACATGGCCGGTAGTGACGGGACCCTTGAGGGCTTCATCTTCCTGATGGATGTCATCGAGGGTAGCCTCCGGGCCGTCGGCGCCACTTTGCACTTCCTGGGCGAGGTGTTCGAGAACGCCATTCAGGCTATGCGGCTTCATACCGATGTCCTGCTTATTCAGTTCGGTAAGATACCGATCTTGGGTGACAAGCTCCGAGAGTTTAAGGGCCATCTCGATGACCTTTCTGTCGGTCAGCGTAACGTCGTCGTTGCCACTGATGATATGACCAAGGCCGTCCGGTTCTTCACGCCGGAGGCCCGCGAGAGCACCAAGATTCTGGTCGAGCAGGCCTACACCTCCATGATTGCCGCCGCTGAGTTTGAACACCTCCGATACATGACCGAGCAGGCCAAGCTGGAGCTGGCCCGCTTCAACCAGGAGGTTGAGGACGCGTTCAACGTAGAGATGACCCTTGACGAGGCAACTCTGCGTGTGCAACAGGGGATGTTGAGGTTAAAGGACACGCTGAAGGAGAACGGTAAGCACTGGGAGACCAACACCGAGAAGGGCCTGGCCAACCGGGAAGCGTTGCTGTCTCAGGTCAAGGCCCTTGACGGGGCGCGACAGGCCATGGTGACGAAGGCCGGCTCAGACACCAAGGCGATCGATGCCATCAACGCGAAGTTCAACGCCCAGATTCTAGTCATCATGAGCATGGCAAGGACGGCTGGCGCCGGGAAGGACGTGCTCAACGACCTCGCCGGGTCATATCTCATCGATGTCAAGGCGCCGACCGTGGTAACGGCCAAGGACAAAGTCAACGACCTGCACACCGCGTTGAACAACCTGCCCAGCCTGAAGACGCTCTACGTCAGGACGATCTACCAGGAGTTCCGCCAGGGGGAGAGGTCCTCTACCGGCCGGCAACACGGTGGCGACGTGCTGCCGCACCACACCTACCAGTGGCAGGAGAAACGGCCCGAGGTGCTGGTGATGGGCGCACAAAAGGGTCACGTCTTCCCGTCGGTGGACGCCTACAAGAAGGCGATGGGTAACGGGGGCGGGGGTGGGCCCACGTACAACCTCACCATCAATGCCGGCATGGGGTCAGATCCACGTGAGATCCAGCGCGAGATCATGCGCGCCATTCAGGGCTATGAGAGCAGCAATGGCCGTCGCTGGCGGACACCGTGAGCCTGCCGACGGTCATCGTCGAGGCGGCGTTCTCGGGTGGCGCATCCACCGGCTCGTACCTACAGCTCGACGACCTCACGCGAGGAAAGCTGGACACGGCCACGCTCGGGCCCGACACGGTGTGGACCGACATCAGTGCCTATGTGCATCGGCTGGCCATCGACCGCGGAGCCAATCGGGTCGAGTCGTCGATCCTCCGCAGTGAGGCCGGTACGTGCACCATTGACCTGAACAATAGCGATAGGCGATTCGATCCGACCAACCTCTCCGGGCCCTACGTCTCGGCCGGGGTTACCCAGGTCACCCCGATGCGCGCAATCCGGGTACGCGCCACCTGGAACGGCGTCACGTATGACCTGTTCCGGGGTTTCGCCGATGAGTGGCACATTGACTATGACCCGCCGCGGTACTCGCTCTGCACACTGCGTTGCACCGACGCGACCAAGGTGCTGGCCAACTACGACCGGGTTGCGGTGGGGGCAGTCGGGGGCGGGGAGGCTGCCGGCGCCAGGGTTACCCGCATTCTTGATTCGGGCTCGTGGTCGGCCTCGGACCGGTCCATCGCCACGGGCGATACCACCATGCAGGCGACCACGCTGGAGGGTCCGGTCTGGGACGAGCTGCTCCTCACTCAGGCGACCGATGTGGGCGAGATCTATATCGATGGTGCTGGTCGGGTTGTCTACCGCAACCGCCAGGCGGCGATGGAGGACCCGCGATCGACCGGCGTGCAGGCGAGGTTTGGTGACAGTCCGGTGCCGGGCGTGCAGACGACCATCAACCTGGTCCGTAACCCGTCGGCCGAGATTGACATTGTCGGCTGGGGTGCCGGTGGCTCCGCTCCACCAGTGCCAACCCAGTCCAGTGTACGGGCCATGTTCGGCACCAAGTCAGTCCTGTATACGTGGGCCACCAACGGTCTTCTACCTTTGGCCAGCTATATAGTGACTGGGCTTGAGTTCGGTAAGACGTACACGATCAGTGTCTATGTCTATGTTCCCACCGGCTCCCCCGGCGTGTTCCTCTTCTTGCAGACCGGCCTGTCCTTTGAGGAGGGCATAGGCACTGGAACCAACCTGAAAGATCAGTGGGTGCGGCTGACCAAGACCCATACCATTTCACCGGCCACCGGCTCGACCTGGGACATTCAGCTTTGGCCTCTCCAGACTCCGACATCTGGTGATCAGCTCTTTGTAGATGGGCTCCAGGTAGAGCTAGGTGGCAGTGCCAACATCTATTGTGACGGTGACCAGGCGTCCTCGGAGTGGGATGGTGTGGCTCACGCCTCCACGTCGCGACGTTTACCCGAGCTGCCCTATCAGGATGTTGAGATCGAGTACGACGATACGACTATCGCCAACTATGTACGGATTACCGCGGTAGGTGGTACTGAGCAGGTGGTCCAGGATGTTACGAGCCAGCAACTCTATTTGATTCACACTCACTCGCGCAGTGACCTGATCATGGAGACAGATGCGGCGGCGCTCGACTACGCCAACCTCATTCTCTACCAGTCCAAGGACCCCGAGCTGAGGTTCTCCACGCTGGATGTCATTCCCCATCGTGATGAGACGGCGTTGTACCCGCAAGTGCTCGGGCGCGAGTTCGGTGATCGCATTCGTATTGTCAGACGACCCCCCGGTGGCGGAACCATTGCGCGCGACGTGTTCATCCGTGGAGTTCGTCATGAGGTTGACAAGAGGTCCAATGCGTGGGGGACCCGCTGGACATTGCAGTCGGCCACTAAGTACGCGTTCCTCACCCTTGACCATGGGACGCTCGGGAAGCTCGATGAGAATGCGTTGGCGTACTAGTGGGCCATAAGTGCTCACCGTCTGGCGACCATCCGAAGGTTCCCAGAGTTGGTGACGCGGTTCTGTTTGTTCCTGAGTGTTACGGCGTTCCTCGGCTGGTTGTCGTGGTCATGGTCCACATGCAGGACATGGAAGACCTGAATGTGTGGCGATGGCGAACCGACCCGTCGACCGGTCAACCGACCCTTGTTGTTGACCAGAATGGTCAGCCGGTACCGGTCGAGTGGCCTAATCCAAATCTTGAGCTACTTGACGATGACGGCAATACCCACATGACGCGGCAAATTCGATACCGAGGCTCGCCGGGCTGGACCTGGCCCCTCTCTCTGGGAGGAGTAACAGGTGGCCTTTAAAACATTCACTGTCGGTGAGGTTCTGACTGCCAGCGATGTCAATACCCACTTGATGAAGCAGGCCGTCATCGTCTGCACATCGGGCACCCGGCCAGGCTCACCGGTCGAGGGCATGACGATCTATGAGACTGACACCAACGAGTTGCTCATTTACGACGGAGCCGCGTGGGTCCTAGTGACGCCCATTGACGCCTGGACCACCTATGTGCCGGTATGGTCATCGAACGGAACTCAGCCCGCAATCGGCAACGGAACGATCACCGGTGCTTCTATCCAGCATGGTAAGACGGTGCATGTCCGGGGCCAGATCACGATGGGTTCGACGACCACGTTCGGCACCGGCTCCTATCTTGTGACAGTCCCGATTGCATGCACCGCTGGTTCCCAAGCCCAGACCGTGGCCGTGACTTTCTACTTCGATACGGGGACGGCTAACCGGGGCGGTATGGCGGTCTTCACTAACTCGACGACGCTCCAACTGGTCACCGCGGCTGGGGGCGATGTCACCAATCTCGTGCCTCAGACGTGGGCCAACGGCGACAACATCCGGTGGTCTATTATCTACGAGATCGCGTAATGGCCCTACCGGTTCACTCGATCACGTGGCCAGTGGTGGTGGTTGGGCGAAGCAATGGTGAGCTGCCAGCCAGCATCCTCGTTGACACCCCTGGTCAGGCGGGTGGGCCGATCGTTCGGCTGGTGGCACCGGCGGCGCGGGCGTGGCGGGCCCTGAGCGGTACTGCGCTCGCCGCTGGTCATGTCCTCAAGGCTACGAGTTTGTCGGACTCCTACCGCACGCTCAGCGTCCAGGAAGTCATCTTCTGCCAGCGGTACACGACCACGTTCCTGCCTGACCGGCCGTACCGGACCTGGGAGGGCCAGCGCTGGTACCAGAAGCCGGGTACGGCCGTGGCCGCAGTGCCCGGAATGAGTAATCACGGGTGGGGTGTCGCGGTCGATGTGGGTGAGGAACGCGACGGTGACGTCGGTACCGAGTCGATCGACGCTGCCACGTTGGCCTGGCTGGTCGCGAATGAGAGCCGGTTCGGCTGGTCTCACGAGGTTCAGTCCGAACCCTGGCATATCCGCTACTGGAGCGGTGACACCACCCCACCCGCAGTCCTGGCCTTTGAGAAGGAGCCTGACGTGCTATTGACCGACAAGCTTGCTAGCGGCATGACGGTGGGCGGCGCGCTCGACACGTTACTGGTCCGCACCAATTACCTGACCAACGTGCTTGGGCTGGCCGGGCGCCTCGATGCCATTCTCGCTGCGGCTCAGGACGACGGGAACGTGACGGTTGTTGCGGACCCGACTGTTGTAACCGAGTTGCAGGCCATTCGTGATGCGCTCGCCGCGGTACCCACTGCCGAGGAAACCGCTCAGGCGGTAGTCGATGAAGAGGCCACTCGGTTAGTCGACTGAAAGGCACGCCGCCGACGCGGCTGAATAGCTACCCGAGAATGGGGGGGGAGAACGTGGAAACTATCGTCGTCGCTCTGATCGTTGCCGCCGCCGCAGTCATTGGGCCGCTGCTGGTAGCCCGCCAGCGGGACAAGCGCCTTGATCGGAAGCTGGAGCAGAACAACAAACGGCTAGACGCCATCGGGCAGGTTGCATCGACCACCCTCGAAAAGGTCAGGACCGTCGAGAGACATACCGACGGAACCCTCACCGCCGCCTTCCGTGCTGAACTCGCGGCCGTTGACGCGCAGGCTGCCGCCATGCGCAGACCGGCACCGGACACGTGGGCGGCGATCCAAGCCACCGAAGCCCGAGCTGAGGTGTTGCGCCGCAACCTCGCCGAGCGGGAGAGGGCAACTGCTGCGGCCCAGAAGCTTATTGCCAATGGTGCGCAGGACGTCGAGGGTCCCGGTGAGCCGGGCTGATGTATACCTATGCCGCCACCGTAGTCAGAGTGGTCGATGGCGACTCGATCATTGTTGACCTGGACCTGGGTCGGCGGATCTGGGTACGTGACGCGCCACATCGGTTGGCTGGTATAGCCGCACGTGAGCTGAAGATGCCCGGCGGCGTCGAGGCCCGGAACAACCTGTCCACCCTGTTGCCGGTCGGTGCTCTGGTGACGCTGCGGTCGCTGAGACCCTACAAGTACGGCGACTCCTACATGGCACAGATCACCCTGTCCGACGGGACCGACCTGTGTAACCGGCTCATCGCTGACGGCTGGGCTCTGCCATGGGACGGGCGTGGTTCACAACCCGTTCCGTCATGGCCGCTGGCGCCTGTCTAGTTCTCCGGCGCATCGCATTGGTGGTCGGACTCAGATAAGGAGAAATCATGTTAGCGATCCTGGCTCTGTTGGCGTTCGTGTTGGCACTTTTCCATGCCCACTTTGCCAGCATCGACTTCGTTGTCCTCGGCCTTTGTTTCGTGGCCGCGCACCTGGCCTTTAGCATCGGCTTGACACCGTGGCGACGCGGCGGCTAAACCGCAGGGCTGTCATCACCGGCGCGTTTCTGACCGTCACCGTCACGGCCGTCGGCATGGAGGTGTGGTTCGCCACTGATAGCGACCCGGACACCCTCCCATGGACCACGCTCCTAGTTGACAACGTGCCCGGTCCGATCATCCTTGCCGCCGTCGCGGTACTGACGTCGTGGATCGGGCCGCACTTCATCGAGGCCATCGCCAAACGAAAGGCCCGAACCATGAGCGCAGAAACCGTCACCGTCCCGGCAACCCCGGAGGCTGGGGCCCCGCGCGAGCCCCTGTTCGGCGTGGGATGGATCACTGCCGTGGCAGCCGCCGCGCTCAGTTTGGCCGTGGCGTTCGGCATGGAGTTGACCGAGAAGCAGACTGGGGCCGTGCTCACGTTGGTCGCGCTTGTCGGGCCGGGGATCGTGGTGCTGGTGGGGCGGCGCAAGGTGTATGCCCCGGCGACCGTGCGGACGATGGTGGTCGACGCGGCCAACAATTTGCAGCCCGGCCAGACCCGCCCTGAGACGGTGGACGTGCCGGCGCCGTGATCGTCCCCTTTTGATACCCTCACGTGGAGGGGTAGTCGACGCCGCTCTGGCACGGGTGGATCCGTGACCTCTGGCCCCAGGGCCTCACCCTCCAGGCAAGAGGTCCCGGGCGCGTCGACTACCTCTCCTCGTTTGGGCTCGTACTTCCCGCATCGAGCTGGGACAGCCCAACTGCCCGGGATGGGCAGCTCTCCGAGATGGAGATGGCGTGATGCCAAAAGAGATCATCTACGACAGTGCCGGGATGTATGACGCGGTTGTGGGCTGGAGCCCTGACCAGTACGTGCAGGTCGGCATCCAGACTCACAGTGGCCGAACGTTGGCCGAGACACTCGGGGCCGGTGACAACCCGGCTCAGTTCACCGGACTGTGGGGCACCTTCGATCGGGACGGCCTCAACCGACTGATCAAAATGCTCCGTCATGCACGTGAGGCCGCGTACGGCAAGGACGAATAGACCGTGCGGACGGCGCTGTAAACCGGATGGTCCGTACCCCACGGTCGGCAGACATCACCGGGTCATGGTCGATACAACGAAAAGGGCCCCGTTTCCGCCATCGCTGGTGGAAACGGGGCCCTTCTTTTGTGCGCCTACTCGACGGTCTCGAATCTGAACGAGCCAACCGTGTTGCCGTTGGCGTCTTGCAGTGTGAGTTCCGCTGGGTCCACCGTCCACTTGGCGTACTTCGGGTCCGCGACCTTCTTGGCAGCTTCCCGCAGTATCCGTGCGACTTCCTTCTCCAGGTCCGGCTCAAATGCTGCGTTGTCACAGGCAATCTCCAGCCAGAACTTCATGGTCCTCATCCCTCTCCTAAGTGCTCCCGGTACAGTTGCCGGGCCCGTGGCCGGGGCGGGACTCGAACCCGCCCTGTGTGCCTCCTCGGCCAACCTCTTACAGGTTGAGGTGAACCTTGACGTCTTTAACCTCAGCGAGGCCACCCCACTTCGGCTGCCGTAGGTACTGCTCGTGGTCCCTCAGATCACTGAGTGCCTGTTCCAGAGACCTGGCGGCGCTGGTGGTGCCGTATTCCTTGGTCCATTCGTCGAGGTCCAGCTCCACGTCGAGTGTCACCGTGAACCGTGCCATGGTGATCCTTCTTCCTCTCTTGGGCCCCTAACCGGGGGCGGCCGGACGGGACTCGAACCCGCCTGTGTGCCGCTCGGCCGACCTTGCGCGTCCTACTCCACGGAGATCAGTTCTGCTCCGTCCAGCTTTCGCAGCTCACCAACCAGGTTGGCGGTGTAGCCCTCGCTCGCGTTGGCGGTCTTCGCGATCTGCTTGATCGTCCAGTCCGGGTGCTTGCTGAGAAGCTGGGCAACCAGTTCCTTCTTCTTCAGGATCGTGGCGGGTTTCGGCTCCGACTTCGGCAGCCGGATGGCGAGACCTGTAGCTGCTGCTTCCAGCTCAGCGATCCGGTCGTTCAACTCGAAGACCGAGACCGAGGCAATGATCATCAGGCCGTCGATCAGGCCCGGCAGGATCGTTGCCGCCTGCCAGTCTTCGGTGTAACGGAGAACTGCTGAACGCTGGTGCCTGTAGCTCAGGTACGCCGCTCCGGCAGCGAGTCCGAACGTCACGATGGGACGGACCCACCGTCGATACCAGGGCCGGTCCTTGAGAATCGGGATCCGACTGACCAGTTCCCACGCACCGATGACGATGAGCGGGGGCGCTGCGGCGAAGAGGACGGGAACAGTACCCGGCTTCGCGTGTAGGACGTTGGCCCAGATCGAGAACCCCGCGGCGGCCAGAACGACCGCTCGACAGGCCCACAACAACCAGACCAACTTGTTGCGCTCTTTGTTCATGGCCCCTCCTCGGGGAACGAACGGGTTGCGCTTTTGCGCGTGGCTCCGGGAGGGGTCGAACCTCCTCCGGGCGTTCCCGCCTCAGGCGCGACTCGTGATGGTCGCAGCGCTGATTGATTACGTGCCTGACGCACGATTGACGTTCACGCCAGATGCAGCCGGCGTAACGAAGCCATGGGCCCATCTCAACTCCGGTCGCGCTCGGGCGCGGTGTCGGGAGGAGTCGGGCTGTAATTCTGTGTGAGGGGGTGCAGGGCTTGTATCCTGCTAGCTCGGTCCTATCGCCGCAACACGTGGATCTGGTTCTGTGCGGCTTCCGTCTCCCCTTCGCTGCACCGACGGGTCTCGAACCACGTCGACACGCCTGCCGGCGCGCCATGCCGGGCTTCCAGCTTCACCAAACGCTGGCGGTGCAATGGTAACCGGTGGCCTCCCCAGGATGACCGGTCATAGCCCGCAGGCGGGGCAGTCGTACAAGGTACCTGCTTCGTGTGGGTAGTCCGCGTGGACTCTATCCAGTGAGATCCAGCCGAGGCCGTAATGCCACTGCATCAGGTATGGACCCTCGCGGACGTGGTCGGCGGCGGGCTCGGTCTCGTGAGCCTCAGTCGGTTCGCCATAGTCCCACTGCGCTAAATGCGCCATGGTCTTGGCCACGCTCTCGGCCGTGGTCCAGCCGTCAACGTAGAGCATGTCGAGAGCCTCGTTCGCGTCATCGCCCTGCATGAAGATGATCGTTTCCGTGAGCATCTCCGTGCTCCCTTCTTCCCCTCGGATGAGGGTAGTGGGTGCCGGGGCCTTGAATCCCGGTGGCTGCCAGTCACCCTCCTTGCTCAGACGTACGGTCGGAATTTGGCGGGTAGTCCTGCACGTTTCCGGGCTTCGCTCACCTGCGCCACAGTCCATGAGGACTGACACGTGCATTCGTCAACCGCTCCACATCCCTTGCGGGTGTGCCGTTCCAACAGGTGCCCGCACTCGCTACATTCCACGTAACCGTCGGACAACGCGGTGTCGTTCATGTGTCGGTCTCCCTCCGACGTGCCCGGTCTGGCCGGGGTAGTGCTGTGTACGGGGGTCGAACCCGCCTACTCGAATCGACTGACCTGCGGTGGTCGTACCCGCCCGCGACCCGGTGCTACCGGCGACAGCATTGGTGGTCCGAGAGAGGCTCAGCTTGTACGGATCGCCCGGACTCACACCGGGGGCTGTGATCTCTACCCTTTCGACCGGCGCGGACTCACACCGCTTCCGTGGCGGCCGGTGGCCGCTCTACGTCACAAATCAGGCCCCGGACTCTCACCGGCTTTGGATCGTTTCTGCCCGTCTTGGGTCTGGCCTCTCTCGGACTCGTGGGGGCGGGCTGACCTGCACAGCCTGTAGGACTGCGGCCGGCAGCGTGTAAATGCCGAACCTGCTAGCGCCCCTCAGTCTTTGCTATTCGGTGCTCCAGTCGGGCTGTTTCACTTCCCGGGTCCGCGCCTGCCACAATGGGTAAAGGTCTCGCTCGCCCTTGGTGTCCCGCTATCCACTTGTCCTGCACCTAGTATAGCATCCATGGATGCTGGATTATTCCCGGGCACGCCAAGGTGCTGTCAGATCAAGGACAGTTAGCGGCGGGGAAGCTGCGGGCGTTCGGCCAGCCAGGTCTTCGCGGTGGACGGCCACCAGTAGGGGCGGACGTACTGGCCATCAATGTCACGACCGTCGGGCTCGGGCAGGTGCGCATGGCTGAGCGAGGTTATCTTGATCCCTGCCAGCTCGGCCATGTCTGCTCGGTAGAGCTTCCGACGAGGTGCCATGGTTGTCAGCTTAGCATCCATGGGTGCATACTGCGAGCATGACACAGAATCCGCACCAAACACCGCCGGTTATCCCCGGCACTCATACTGCACCGTCGTCGGTGGCGCCCGTAACACCCAAGCGCCGCGTTCACCCGCTATCGATCATTCTTACCGCCATTGGCGTGGCAACGTTTCTTGTCGGCATGATCCTTGTTGCCGTGTCGGTCGCAGGTCCTTCCGTCACGGCAGCCAGCTCACCCAGCCCCAGCCCGGTAGTCGTCTACGTGACCCAGCCCGGCGTTGCCCCGGTTGCCTCAGTGGCCGTGCCGGTCACCACAACCAAACCCCCACCACCCCCGGCGCCGACTATTGACGATGGCACATGGACGGTTGGCGTGGATCTGCCGGCCGGCAAGTACCGGGTTACAGCCAACGTGGGTTCAGGCTGCTATTGGAAGATCACCAAATCGGGGACGAATGGCGAGGATATTATCGCCAACGACATTCCCGGCGGCGGCCGTCCGACGGTCACCGTGAAGGCTGGCCAGGACTTCAGCACGACGGAGTGTGGCACCTGGACAAAGATTGGCTGAGCAAGGGGGGCGGCCGTCACGCCCACGCTGGGCGATACCGTTCATCGCCGGCTTGGCCGTCCTATTCCTTGTCGCGGCCGGAGCCACGTGGGCACTAACCCGGGCAGTCCCGGCCGCACCTACTCCGACGCAGTCCGCGACCGGGGCTGCGACAACCATCATCAACGGTGACCTCACCCTCACCAGCGCCCGCGGTGTGAGGAACACGGTGGGCAGCATCTGCACCGGTACGGGCGGCTACGACGACATCCAGGCGGGCGCCTCAGTCACCGTTACCGACGCCAACGGGACCACGATCGCGCTCGGGTCACTCTTGCTCGGCGAGACGTCCGAGTTGATATTCAGGTGCGTCTTTCCGATCCGGGTCCTCGACGTGCCGATGGGCAAGGGCTTCTACGGGATCGAGGTGGCCCACCGGGGGAAAGTGCAGATCGCTGAGGCGGACCTTGCGGCGGGAGTGCACCTGACTCTGGGCTAGAACTCCCTGAAGCGCGCTCCCCGTCAAGGAAGGGCCCCGGTCTCCACGTCATTGGAGATCGGGGCTCTTCTCGTTTGTCCTCAGCCGTTCGTTGCCTTACGTGGTCGGCCACCCTTCTTGGCCGTCTCCGGGAGATTCTGACCACCCGCCTCCTCGTACGCCTCGGTGACCCGGGCTGGCAGTCGACCACGTGACCGCGGCATGGGGAGCTGGGGCTCCGTGCGGTTCCAGTTCGTCGTCCACCAGCGCCTCTGCGTGTCACGTTGGCCCTTATCGACCTGCGCTGTTGCCGTACTGGCCGGTGTCCGGACGGCGGGACCAGCCCGGAACGATCGTTCGGCCTTGTCGAGGAATGGCTGGATCGCCTGGACGTACGCGGTGTAGGAGTCGGGCCCAAGATCAAGACGGTAGAACCACCCCTCGTGAAGGATGGACGTCGTGCGGACCAGGCCCTCTGGGACGCTCTCCCCAGTCATGTCGTCCGTGTAGACCTCGACGATCTTCTTTGCCATAGATTGACCTCGTTTCGCTCAGCTTGAGGCGGCAGCCTCCTTGTTCTTCTTACGGATGGTAGTGAGCCAGTTCTGAGCGGTTTTCGGGGGGACCTTGAAGTGGTCCGCCAGCCCTACCGTCGACCCGGCCTGCTCGTGAACGGCCATCACCTCGTCTGCCGGGGGCATCTTGTGGTAGGTGCGCCGGGGCGTCGCCTCGGGGTCGGCCTTGACGCGCTTACGGGGCTTGCCTGCCTCGGCTTCCTGCTCATCGGCCTTCGCGATCCACTCACGGATCGACTGGAGAGTGGTGCCGAACTCGGCCGCTACGGCGCTGCGGAGCTTGCCGGACCTGACCTCGGCCACGGCCCTGGCCTTGTCCTCGGGGAGGAAACGTCTCTGCGACGGGGTCTTGGTCGGAACCTCGAACGACTGGGCCGGGATCGCGTCCAGGCGGTCGGCTGTGTTGGCCAGAGTGGAGGCCAGGGCGATGTACTCTGCCACGGACCCGCTGACTCCCCCGCCGTTCTCAGTGCTGACCGACAGTGCCTTCACGATCGGGGTTGAACCGGACACATCCACTGTTGCGGTCACCCGTGGGCCTCTACTCACGTCCATGCTGACGGTGACCAATGACTCTGCTGTCATTGCCTCAGTTCTCCTTTGTGGGGGCAATGGGGGGGGGTGGTGGCATGAGCCCACCAATTAACAGACGACTGTACGCGACGAATTGCGTCCGTCAACACGCATAGAGCTTTCGCGTGTCGATCTCACCGGTTCGGACGTCGGACCGCCCGCGGCGCCACTCGCCGGTCAGGTAGTCGCGGAGGATGTCGTCATCGACGTCGAACTGAGAGAGGAAGGACCACCAGGCGGCCATGGTGATGGCGGCGGCACGTAGTGATCGAACGCTCTGGTACTCGACGAGGGCGCCATATCGGTACGCCTGGAGTCGGGCCCATCTCACCATTATGGATCTCCACGGTTGAGGACGATGATGCCGGCCTCAGTCGCGAGCTTCATACAGCCGCGGGTTCCGCGCGACTCCCCGAGTGGGTAGGCGAGCACGAGATCGGCGCCAAGCTCCACCATATGTCGGTTACGGAGGGGACCACACGCCGGCCAGGGTCCGAATAACGCAGCTGGATAGCGCTCGACCTTCACGTTGAGACCGGCCTTGATCGCAAGAGCGCACCAGCCATCGGCCCACCTGTCAGCGCCTCGTAGTCGTCCCCGGCGGTCACAACAGGCTCCGTGAACGACGGTCAGGTCGTGATGGGATGCTTCGTACTGCCAGTTCAGGTCCAGCCAGATGAGGAAGGGCTCGGCCCAGTAGCGGGACCCGGTGACGATGGTGCGGGCCATCAATCCCTCAGGACAATATAGACGTAGGCCCCGAGCTGCTGTGGGTACCAGTGCACGCCATGCACACGGTAGGTCCGTTCGTTTTCGCCGAGCGAGACAGTGTCGCCGACGCGAGGAGCGGCCTCCATGGTGAGGTCTAGACTGAAGCCTTCACCTGCCGGGCCGACGCCGCGTGGTGCATGAAATCGGATCTTCATAGGTCCTCAGCGTTGGCGATGGCGAGGAACGCCGGCTCGTCGAATCTCAGCATGAGTAGCTGGGCGATCATCGCATCCTCGGTGGGTAGGCGCTGGTTGGCACCCTGCCACATGTCCGGATGGGCGCACAGACGTTGCCGGCGGCCGTTCAGTCGCTCGATGTTCTGGGAGACGCCGTGCCGGATCAGGTAGTGACCACCAGCCGACCCGATGACCCGGAACGACCTATCTCTGTTGTAGCGGCCCCGTTCGGTTGGACTGAGCAGGGATCGGAGGGTGGCCTGAGCCCGCTCTTCAGCCGCATTCTCGCGCGCACGCTGCTCTTCACGTTCCCGGTCCCGCTCAGCTCGTTGTACCTCGCGCTCTCGGGCTAGCTCAGCTCGTCGTTCCAAGGTGACGGTGTAGCTCGTGGTCAGTGGGGCGTAGTACATGGTGCCCAACGTGATCCAGGTCCCCGTCGTGCTCGCGGTCGTGGTCAGGTAGACGGGCACCTCAGGGACGCCAGCCTGACAACCAAGCAGTGATCAATACGCCGCCGAGACCCATGCAAAAGCTGAAGATGAAGACGGGGCGCCAGTAGGTCCACCAGGTCTGGCGTACGTGTGACCGTATGGGCACCTCAGCCACCAGCCAACGGCGGGGTCAGCATGATGCGCTCGTGCTCGGGGTTGAACTCACGGATCACCTCGCCACGGTTGCCGTCACGATCCAGGCGGTAGGCCAGGTAGCCCTTCTTCCTCATGGCGGTGAAGTGGGCTCGGGCGGGCTCGACCTCATCCGGGAGGGAGGCGTCCCAGTTCATCGTGGTGTCGCCGGACGGGTCGAGGGTGCTCATCTGGTGCGTCATTGGAATGGCTCCATTTCAGCGGTGGAAGGGAGGACGCGAGCGGTGTATGCCCCTAAGATCTCGCGTCCTCCCGGCATGAGCTAACGGGAGGCTCGATGGTCCTACCCACTACCCACGCCTTGTGGCCGACGTTACGTTCAGCCTTTCGGGTCGTCAAGGCATCCGAGACAGTTGATCTGCGCCGGGTTCCTTGACTCGCTCTCTATCCGGCCTTAGCGTGACCATGCCCCGCACACCGGGGGGACTTTGGGGCTGGCTTGCGGGCGCGACGTCGGGCCAGCCCCAAAGTGTTGGGACATCCCACTAAAGGGTCGTACGGCTAGGGGTTCCAGGCCAGAGCTGCGACCCGCTCAGGGGCCGACCCCCGCCTCCACACACCAGGGTCGGCCCCTGAGTCTTGTCCCCGACAGTAGGGCTCCGGTGAGTACGACTGTTCGCAGCCAGCGTAAAGACCGGTAGTGCGATGGCTGTGGCACCGATAAGCGGGCCCCACGTGACCGAATAGCCTAGTGCTGCGAACAGCCCACACCGCTAACGTCGCCGGCCATGAGCGTGGCCCTTCTGCCCTGCAATGCACACAGCCCGACGGGGTCACGTTCGTGCTGGGAGGTGGACACTCCCACGGTATGCACGACCCCCGGGCCCACGAGCTGGCCAGGTGAAGGGTCCGGGGGAACGTGCTCGGAGGCGGTCGGAGGTAAGTTGATGGGCTGGTCACTGCGTGTCTGGCTGACCGTGGGGGTCGTCACGGTTATCGTCGGCATGACTCTGATCGTGATCGGGGTGACGAGGGCGGCGATGCAATGAATCTGCTGTACTTCGGGCGCCGTTGGGATGCGCCGATGCTCGACGACGCGCTGCGGGTCCCCGTCCCGGTCGGCGAGCGTTGCCTCTCCTGCGAAGAGGTCGTCACGGCCAAGGACCGCGGGTTTGTCCGGTCGACCCTCAAGGCCAACGGCACGGGGCTACTGCAACCGCAGCACTTGGAGTGTGATCTCCGACTGGTGCTCGGGCATGTCTACGGGGTGTGCGGGTGCACCGGGTACGGGACCACTCGGGTCGAGGCCCAGCTCGTGCTTATGCTCCTCAATCGGGACCGGTGCGAACAGGGGCGAGATCCTCTGTAAGCTCATTGACGAACTATGACTGAAGGGTAAGACTGGCCGGGGAAGGGTCCAGATGGTTATCCAGTGCATAGGCAAGTCAGATGCCATGGAGCTGATCCGCTCGTTGCGGGAGTGGGTCGACAAGGCCGACGCTGGGAGCGCCCAGCAAATGATTGATCTCAGGTGGCAATTGTCCCAAATCCACAACTGGCTGTCGGTGCTGCCGGAGCACGTGACGTGTGAGCCGCCAGCGTTCTCCTTGCTCGCCAGTCCGGTGGAATACCTGCCCCGTCGGCGACCGCAGCCCACCACGTATGGCGGTCAGAACAATGGCCGGGAGGCGACCTGATGTCTGTCGGCGCCAGGTTGTTTATGATGATCGTTGGTGGGCTCATGCTTGTCTGGGTCTGTGTCTGGGTCCTGCGTAACGGGAGATGATCTGATGACCATTAGAGATGACCTAGCCGAATACCGGGCCGTCGCCGGCCGTACCCTGCATGAGCGGATCACGTTGGCGATCCATGGCACTGACTGCTCCGACGGGGATCAATGCCAGGTGGAGGTCTCACCGAACGGTCGATATGGCCGATATGCCGGCGCGGCGCTCGGGGTGGTCCGGGGCGATGCCACCGACGCGCTCAAGCACCACCTGTTCGCGGCCTACCTTACCTACGTTCGAGGGGATCGCACACTGGCTCGGGAGCTGACCGAGCTGACGTTGACGACCATGGGCAACTGGTTCGAGGAGTCATGAGCGGGACCAACCTCGTGGGCCGCATCCATGTCCGTGTACGTGGGTTCTCCACGCAGAGGGAGAAGGGTGCTCGCTGGCACGCCCGTCGAAAAGCGAAGATCAAACGAAGGCGGCGGCGGTCATGACCAACCCGGCGATGTACGAGGTGGCGAAGCGGGTCGTCGAGGCATGGCTTGATCGGCAGGAGGAGATCGAAGACCTCGTCGATGCCCTCTGGCCTGTCGCCATAGCTGAGGGGCGTCGGCAAGCTGCGGAGGCGATCCGGACCGCGGGGCGTGAGGTGTATGAGGCCACCGGGCTGGAGACGTTCATGTGGCCGGAAGAGGCTGCCCTGATCGCTGAGGGGAGTCATGATGCCCCGGTGGTTGTGCAAGGGGTCAAGAACGAGCGCAGTTGGAATCGTTTGGCATTCGTCGTGTGGGACATCCCGCATGAATGCTTCAGAGCGGTTTGTTACATCTGCGACTGGCGTGGGAGCGATGCCGAGACCCACGCGGCGGCTGAACCCGAGCTGGCCGTACACGTGGCTACCACCGACCACCTGGAGCGGATGTCGCCATGAACTGGCAAGTCGTCATCCCGATCGTGTTGGCCCTTGTCAGTGTTGGGCTCGGCTGGAGTATTCGGGCGTATATCGAGCTGGGCAATGACCTTCGTGAGCTTGAGGTCCACGTCAATCGGCTGGAGAAGATGCTCCGTGAGAGTCCCCTGATTGAGTCCAAGGAGGAGTAGTGACCTCGACCTTTGCCGGTGCATCGGCCAAGGAGATCCGGGCGGCCATCGACGACATTGCTCGGGCAATCAAGGCGATCCGGGGCCTGGACGAGATGCCGTCACGTGAGGTCGCGATGCGCCATATGATCCAGTTCCTCGACGGTCTCATGGACCAGCTCGTCGCAGCCGGCGTCTGTCCCGAGCGACCGGAGCTGCGTGGTGATCAGCAACTCGGGCTGTACCCCTGCCCGTTCTGTAGCTGCATGGTCCTGGCGGGGGAGCCTCATAGCCCTCACGATCAAGGGTGCGCGCTGGGCCTGGACGGGTTCGGGATATGGCGGTAAGACTGAGCCTGATCCTCATCCTCGCCACGCTCCTCTTCCTGGTGATCTGGCGATGGTTCGAGTGGTTGGCCCGCAAGGATAAGGACCCACGATGACGATGGGGTTCTCATGAGGGTGTATGAGATCTTGTTAGCCTTGTTCCTGAGGTGAAATGAGAGGTGACGATCTATGCTTACTGACCCTAAAGCTGTCGAAATTATCAGCAAAGCACGCCAGGTGGGCGTCGCCCAGCCCGCTCGTGTACTGATGCGTTGCAAGCCGAGCGCCACTGACACGCGCTTCCGGTGGAGGCGAGCCTGACGTGACGTACCGGCTAATTGGTGAACAAGGGGTGACCATGCTGCCTGATCCTGAGGGTGAGTTCGCCTGGATCGATGAGTTGGCCAGTGGTCCCGAGGCCGTGGCCATCCGGACGCAGGTTGATGTCTTGCGCCGGTCTATGCGCTCGATGATGGATGAGATTGCTCGGCTACGTAATGAGCGGGACTATGCGCGGGAGCAGTATCAGGAGGCTGCCAACGCGGCCGGAGACTATGCGGTGAAGCTCAAGGCTGCGGAAGAGGTCATCGCGCGGGCGCGGGAGATCCATGGACCGGTGATCGTGTTAGGTGGTGGCGTCGTCCCTTGCCGCGCCGGTTGTGGTGGGTGGCCTTGTAAAACCATCCGTGCTCTCGACGGGGAGCTGGCATGACTAACATGCGACCACCGGAACGGGACCCGACCCGGAAGGTGATGCACTCGTCCTTCGCCATCCTGGCCATGGTCCTTGCGGTGGTTGTGGTGCTCATCATTATCTGTTGCTGCTTGTACCTCTTCTACTTCAGCGCGGAGTACAACAAGCAGCAGGGGGGCTCTATCACCGATGTGATCGAGGTGGGGACGTGACCAATACCTACGACCGACGGCTTGATCGATTGGTTGGTCATGACTACCCCGGTGTTCATACTCGTGGGTTCGTTCAGTACGAGCTGGACGAGTTGGAGCTGGGTGCCCGTGCGGCCATGGCGATCGACGATCCGGAGCAGGCGTGGTGGGAGGTCGTGGGCTATCCCGGTCTACGTGAGCTGGAAGCGTTGGAGGCGGCTGATGGGCCGGCGGCGCGGTAAGCCTGGTCGAGGGCGTACCAAAGGAAGTTCGCGACATTGAGCGGGCAGTGATCCAGGCTGGTGGCACGGTGGAGCGCACGGGTAATGGTCACCTGAAGATCACGGGACCAGCCGGCGTCGCCATAGTTGCGTCGGAGCCAGGGTCTAATTCGATGCGCACGACACTGCGAACGATCAAGTTCTATGCTGGCCTGGATCTGGAGCTGTGAGGATGAGAGAATGCGGGTGTGATGAAGACCTGCGGGGCACCCGTCATTTACCCACCCGACTTGGAGATCGTTCATCCGTGTTCACGCCCGGCTGGCCACGCACATCCTCGTATCCACTGGTGCAATGCACAGATCGACGCTTGGGCGGCCAGCCTGCCCCGACTGGTGGACATGTCAGAGGAGAGGCGGGCCAGGCTTTCATTGCTGTTCGCGCCAGCTCGTCCGAAGAAACGTATGTGATCAATCTTACATCTAGTTTAGCTTCTATCTTCCCAGGTCAAGCCCTTGATCTCGTGTACCGATACCCGAAGTTCGGCAAGACGAGGTTCGGAATTTAGTACATCGGTGGTACGTTACCCCTAGTGAAGGGGTGAGGCCCGATGAGTACAGCCAAGGACTATGGCTACCAGGGTCACCAGGGAGTGGCCGAGGTCGAGGCGGAATCAGTCGCCTACATCGTCTCGGCTGCGCTCGGGCTTGACCGGAGCGACTATTCCACCGACTATCTGGTGGGGTGGGCGAGCGGCGACATCGAGGTTGTCCGGAACACGGCGGCCAAGGTGACGACGGTAGCCCGAGAGATCCTCGACGCGCTCGGCGTCAAGGGCGAGGAAAACTGACATGGACGGGACCGTACTCAGTGATGGGTACGGTCCCGTTCGCAATGGAGGGTGAGGACATGAGTGATCGTGTGAGGGTGCCCAGTCTTCCCGAATGTGACATCCACAAATACGAGCTGAACACGACAGGGGTCACAGCTCACTACGACGGCAAGACTGTGAAGGGCCCGTGGGCCTATATGTGTGAGGGGTGCTTCACGTCTCATGGCATCGGGCTCGGGACGGGCAGAGGACAACGACTGTACGTGGAGGGTGAGGACATGAACGACAAGACCGTGCGGGTGCTGATCGTGTACCCGGACCTACCGGCCGAGACTAAGGACATCACGGCCAAGCTGAAGACGTTCCAAGAGATCGTCGGTGGCTACATCGAGGGCGTCTCTCCGGTACGTGGGACAGTGCGTTGGCACGCCTACTGCAATGAGGAAGGCAAGCTCCAGGGGCTACCGATCAACCGGATTGCCACCAACATCGCGGTCGCGGCCGGCTGGACAACGACCGATCTCCTGGTGGGTCCCGTGGTGTTCCTCGGTGACGTGGAGAGTGACGACGAGGAGGACGAGGGCGGCGAGGCCGACGTGCCACAAGAGCTGGTCGACCTGCTCGACGTCGAGCACGTGCAGTATCGGGTCGAAATCCTGGCAACCAACGAGATCAACTGGGCCACTAACCAGCGCCGATTCGACACTATCGCGGAGGCCGAGACGCACGCCCGTGACCTCTACTCGCGATGGATGCTGGTGGAGAAGGCCAGTGTGGTCCCCGAGTCCACGCCATATCGTCAGCCCTATGTGGCCGGTGAGCGCGAGGAGGTCAAGCTGTGAGTGACGTCTGGTCAGAGGAGACGCTGCGAGTTGAGGCTGAATCGGATGGGCTCGACACGCACGACCTGGAGCTGTTCAGCCGGTGGCTGTCGCGTGGCGATGGCGTCGCGGTCTACGAGAACCATGACCTGGGGCACCCCGAAGTGGGGCACCGGCAGTGGATGTCCTACGGGGGCACCGCCGCACAACTGGAGGTCGACACGCCACCAACCACGCTCCCGGACATCGGGGGCCGGATCCACTGGCGGTACCAACTGATCGCCACATGCCGACGTGAGGTGAAGTGATGACCGTTCCCCACGACCGCGACCCGTCCAATATCAACTATTGCCGGACCTGCCGTACTGCGCTGGAGGTGTTCTACGGCACCGGGCACCTTCAGTACCGGCACACCCGGCCGGGCCATGACGATCACATGCCTGTACCGACGCCGGTTACCGAGCTGGACCACGTTGAGATGGTCTGTGACTTCTGTTCCGGCCCAGACGTGACGTGGTGCTACGTGCTCTCCGACATTGAGAAGAAGCAGGGCATCGTCAAGCGGGTCACCGCGGACCTGGCCGACTACCGGGATCAGCACTACGCCGCTCGTGTTCGCAAGGTTCAGACCGAGGGTACTTTCACCCGTCACATGGGCGAGCGGTGGACTGCCTGCAATGACTGTTCTGAGGCCATCGAGGCTGACGACGTTATGGCGCTGGTACGGCACGTTACGTCGACACTGGCAACCAAGCACACCCGGGCCAATCGAATTGCAGAGACCCGGGCCAAGCTGGTGGTTGCTTACACCGAGATGTTCTCACTGTCCCGGACCCGTGTGGCTGTCACTAAGGACAACCCGCTCGGACTACCGGGGAGACGACGAGATGACGTTTGGCTCGGGCCGCCTATGGAGCCGGACATGACGTGGTTAGGAGACGACGATGCCCCGTCAAGCTGATCTTCATGTGCCCAAGCGAGCCCGTATCCTGGCCCGGCTATCAGAGGCCGACGACGAGGAGAACGGCAACGGCAGTAAGGGGATCAACGACCAGATCGACGACCTCCGGGCCGAGGCTGCCAGGATGGGCTGGACGGTGCTGGAACCCCCGGTGGTAGAGGACGGCGTCTCTGCTTTCAAACGGCGCCGGGTGACCCTCTCAGACGGCCGGAAGGTCTACCGTGTCGTACGACCGGCACTGGCCAAGCTCCTCGACGAGCTGACGTCCGGGGTGGCCGATGGGTTGCTCGCCTACGACATCGACCGGGCGTTCCGGGACCCGCAAGACCTGGAAGACCTGATCATGGTCGTGGAGATGAGTCGACCACGGATCCCGGTACGGTCGCTGACCGGCTCGCTCCGGCTCGACAACGACGCGGACATCACGATGAGCCGGATCCATGTCGTGATGGCCAACAAGTCCTCGAAGGACACCGGCCGGCGGGTTTCCCGGGCCAAGCTCCGTCAGGCGCTCAACGGGGAGTATGGCGGGGGCCGGCGCCCGTATGGGTTCGAGGCCGATGGCGTGACCCCACGACCGTCCGAGGTGGCCGAGATCGTGAAGGCGGGTGAGGAGATCCTTACCGGTGTCAGTCTCAAGGCCATCGTGCGGGACCTCAACGCCCGTGGGCTCGTCACGGTCACCGGTACCCAGTGGACGTCTGACGGGCTGCGTGCGGTGCTCCTGAGGGCGCGCAATGCCGGTCTGATGGTGCACCGGGGTGAAGAGGTGGGGCCGGCGCCGTGGGATCCCCTCGTACCCGAGGACCAGTGGCGCGTGATCGTGGCCAAGCTGACCGACCCGGCCCGCAAGACCTCCCCCGGCCCGGCACCGCGGTGGCTCGGCAGTGGCCTGTACCAGTGCGGTGTCTGTGGCTCCGGCCTGCGGGTGCACACCTTTGGCTATGACGCGACCCGGCAGCCCACCTACCGGTGCCAGGCCACGGGGGGTGGTCACGTAGCTCGTACCGTTGCCTCGCTCGATGCTGCCGTGGTCGACACGATCGTGAGGTGGATGACGAGCCAGGACGTCTCCGAGCTGGTGCTCCCACGCACCGAGGGGGTCGACGTGGCCGCGCTGCGAATGGAGGTCATGACTCTTCGGGCCAGCCTGGACGACCTCGGTGCCATGTACGTGGACCGCACTATCGACAAACGCCAACTGGAGTCGGGCACGAAGCGGGCCCACGTGCGGATGGAGGAGCTGCAACGCACACTGGAGGGGGCGACGGCAACCTCTCCGCTGGTGTCGTTGGCGGGCGCGCTGGACGTCCGGGCGGCCTGGGAGGCATTGCCACTGGGCAGTCAGCGCCGGGTCATCGAGGAGCTGATGACTGTGACCGTGCTACCGATCCCTGAGGGTGGTCGTGGGCTCAGCCCGGACACCCTCCGAATCGAACCAAAGAAAGGTGGGTCATGAAGACGTTATTTGAGGATCTAGAGGCGCTAGAGGTGATGGTGGCGTTGAGAGAGAGGGAGGTCCAGCAGGCTCAGGAAGCTCTTGACGCTGCCCTGAACCGTTACGGCCAGGCAATCGCTCGCCGTACTACGGCCCACCTTGAGGGCAGGGTAGTTGGCCATGAGCCAGGTTCCTGAGCGCCGATCCGAGGGCGTTTCGGCTGAGTTCAAGGAGTCGCTCGCCGAGAACATACACGAGAATGACGAACTGTACCGACGTCTCGCCACTGGCCCCCGAGGAGCCGGAATGACTGACAACCCGCCTGACGGGATCGAGTTCCAGGCTCCTGAGTGCGCTCATAGGTCGATGTCGGAGTGCACAGGCCCGGCGGATGTCGCCATTGTCTACCGCTCGGTGCATGGGCGTGAGCTGGACCGTGAGATGGTCTGTGCCGGCCATGTTGACGACCGGGTTGTGAGGATGGTTGAGAGGCGGTCCGCGGACATTTTCGTCGAGGGCCCGCAGCGATCCTCCTTCACGTGTCCAAAGTGCGGCATGGTGAGCCACAACCTGTTTAACACCGACGCCGGCTACTGCGGAGCTTGCCACGACTGGACCGGTTGACCTCTCCTTGGACGCCAACGACCCCGGGCCACATATCCGGTGACCCGGGGTCTCCCTGTTGGCTAGAGGTTCCTACGACCTCCGTCAGTTTTCAAGACTGACACGTCGGGTAGCCGCCATCCTCTCACGCCAGCGACGGTTGAGAACGCCTCTTAGGTCTCAGTACGTGCGCTCTGCCTGTTGAGCTACCCCGCCATGATTGGAGGCGGGGGCGGGATCCGAACCCGCAACCTCACGTAATTTGATGACGTCCGGTTGATCTGGCGATCGACGGCAATACTGAGTTTGGGACAAACAGCTTGAGTTTGAGTAGGCTCCCGACGCCTCTGCCATTTGGGCTACCGGGGCATGATGGGAGCCCCGGGCTGGGATTTGAACCCGCACTGAACGGGATACCTGAGTTTGAGTTTGAGATTGAGTTTGTTGTCCCACCCCCGAGGGGGCGTCTAAGGGATGGCCGGTCTGACGCGATGCCCGGATCCGTCACGAGGATTATTGGATCTCCGGAACCACAGACTGCACCGGCAGGTTCGGTGGCGGCCATCAGTTATCGAGGTTACTACGCGAACAGGTAGCCGAAAATCTTGGTACCGATCTCGATGCTCGGGGCCTCGGTCGTGTTGGCCTGCTCGCGGGCGACCTTCACGGCGTCCATGAGCTTGAGTACGCGCGTGCGCAGCTCGTTGACCCGGGCCTGGGGCAGAGCACCGGAGAACTTGGTTGTGGTCCAGTTTCCCACGAGCACGTCCTCGTAGTACATCTCGACCTGAGCCGGGTGCTTGTCGGTGGCCTCGGCCCGGACGTGGTTGCGGGGCACCTTCTTGGACCGGACGGTCTGGGTTGCCGGCGTCGCGAACGCATCGGTGGCCGGGTCGTAGACCCATGTGTCAGCCGGGTCGAGCACGGGTAGTTTGGCTACGAACGTATGGACGTCGCCGAGATGCTTCTCCAGGAAGAGCAGGGTGGTCGCCGGTACGTTCTCGGCGATAGTCTCCCCGTCCACCTCGATGTCGGCTCGGGCGGTCGCGTTGCCCTTGTCCTTGGTGATCGTGATGTCGAATAGGCGGGTGAGCGCACGCTCGACGTCCTTGATCACGTCGGTGGCCCGGATCTGTACCCGGGTCTGCTCGGGTGGGAGCTGCTCCTTGTCGTCATCGTCCTTGGCCTTGTACGTGCGAGAGATACCCGACAGGAGCGGTGCCTTCTGGAGCAGTTGGTAGGCGGCCGTGAAGTCCGCGGAGGCGCGGGGCTTGATCCCCTTCTCCAGGGCGACGACCTTGTTGAGAGTCTGTGGCACCACGCGTCCCCTCTCAGTGTGTGGTGGCAGTGCTCGCAGACGTTAGTGACCGCGTTCAGGTTGTCAAGGGGGATTGCTCGCGGCACCGCTGAAGGTTGTCACCACGTATTCGTCCGAGGATCCCTCAAGGTCCAGGGCGGTGAGGACCAGAGTGACCATATGCTCATGGCCCACCTTGGCGTCCTCCAGTGAGCTGTAGCGATCCTGATCTGCGTCCAATGGACCTCCGAAGACCATCGTCTCCCACAAGATCGGGGGGCCGCCTTCATGCCAACCATGATCTAGAACCAGGAAAATCGTCGAGACCTGGATGTGTAGATCCTTAGTAACGATCATGGTCTTAGCAACATGTCGAGCCTCGCCATCTCTCAGGAGAGCGTCTGCTTCCTGAATGGAAATGGGCTGGAGGTTCAACCCGTACCAGAGGATCATTAGAAGACCGTTGTCCTCTTCCGTCTCACCGGCCGGTCACATAGGTAGCCGACAGTGGTGCCGAGCGTATGAGCGATGGCGGCCAGGACCGTGATCGTGGTGTCCTGCCTGCCGGCCTCGATGTTGGCGATGGACGAACGGGCACGACCGACCGCGGCGGCCAGGTCTTCTTGTCGCATCCCGGACTCATATCGCAGGAGTGCGATGCGGGCGCCCATCTCGGTAAGGAGGATCTGGGTCTTTAGGTTGGCTTGCATCGGCCGCCGTGCTCGTCGGTACAGTCGGGCGCGTGCTCGTCGTAGCTCGTGGACTCCTCCGGCGGCAGTGGTAGACCGTACCGCTTGGCGTCCGCAGCGCTCTGCTTGGCCAGCTTCTTGTCGACTTTCTTCTTTCTTTCTGCGCGCTCGCCCGGTGTATCCCTCATCATGGGCCGAAAGAGCGCGTGCTCGATGGTGAAATAGAGCAGAGCGATGGGCCAGAACAGGCCCGTAAAGAATGCGGCTGGTGTCGGGCCGTTTTCCTCTCGATCCCAGTTCTGCCTGTCTATGAGACGGATGAATTGCAATCGCCACACCACCAGCATCATGATGACGTACCCGACGATGATTACCCAGGTCATGTCCGGACCACCAATCGGTGTTCTCCGGGACAGTCGGGGGCAGGGCAGGACACGGCGGCCGGCTCGCGACCGTATCGATGTTCTTCAAGCGGGCCCTGGGTCAACAATGCCGGCCAGGTCATGATGTACCCGTCCTCGAACCGGAGCCACAGCGCGGGGTTGTCCTGACCGCGGTCCCACCGTTCACCGTAGAAGTCGATCAGTGCCCTCACGTCCAGCGGCGGCGGCTCGGGCAGGCTCCATCGGCGGGTCATGGCCTCACCGAGCCCGTGAACAAGAGCGGCGCGACCCGATCCTGTCTGTTCTGATCGAGCTGGAACTGTTGGGGGGTTCGACGGGTGACGCGACAACGCGGGCACGGACATCCGGGGTTGTAGACCCACGGCCCTGATCCCTCATGCGAACGACGGCGGCGGCCCATCAGTATGCACCACTCTCAGCACGCTCCTTGAGGATCTCCTCCAGTCCTTCGAGGCGCCAGCGCCACATCTGACGCTCCATGTAGTCGGCTACTCGGTCTGTCGCTAACCTCTTTGTGAGGTTCTCAATGATTTGCTCGATACGTTTGGTCGTCATCTCGTGGGTGGACATGCACATGGGTCTGTGTTTCCTTCCTTCCCAGAGGGGTTCTACGTCCGTGTGTAGAAGGCGGCGCGGTAGTCCTCGACGTGAAGTTTTCCAGCACCATTGGTCTTGATGAGGTATCCCTCACCGTGCTTGTACTTCCGGCTCAGTAGTTCGTAGCTCTTCGTGTTGTAGACGTCGGTGCGCATGGTCTCACACCTTGAGCATCCTCGAACGACCTCCAGGCCAGTGACAACACCGGAGCGGGTGGTTGACACGGGGGTCTCAGAGAGACGGCGCCACTGGTGATTGTCCATCCGGCATTCGAGCATAGGCTCCGTCATGACGGTGGTACGGTCATCGATCGCGATGGCTGGGAGTTTCATTGCTGACCCTTCTTGGCTGACCCTTGTTCGGCTTGTGCTAGGCACGGCTTGTCGCCGATGTCATAGCAGACTACCGCAGTGCAGTGATCATGAGAGGTGGCCCGAGGGGGCATCGCCAGCCGGGTGATCTTGAATCCGCCCCGGTACGTTGACCCCTCTGGGTATAGCGAGTCGTAGAGCTGGCCAATCGTTTCGTCAAGGTCGTCGTTCATGAGGGATCCCGTTGGCGCATCTGCATGGTGCGTTCCAGGGTGTCGAGGTTGGCACTAACGGACATGACACCGGTGAGGCGGTTAATGGATTCGGCGAGGAGGGCAAGCTGCTCGTTCTGCTCATCCATCGCTCCCGTGATCATCTCCTCGACGCGGGCTGCGATCTTAGTGATGGCGGCTGCGGTCTCAAGCTGGCTGTGGTGGTTCAGGAAGCCGATCACGCCGATCGCCGCGAGAACTACGCCGACCGAGAGGGTGAGGAACGCGAGCTGCCACAGCGGTGGGGCCGGGTCGCGCAACGAAATGCCGAGGAAGAGCACTCCGAGGAGGACGGCGACATTGCCTGTCCCGAGTACCAGGAAGGGAACGCGTGCACTGATTCTGAGCCGTTCCGTCCGTTCCGGTTTGTCTTGGTCCCGGCGGTTATCTTCTTCCTTCATCTGGTGACCTTTGCCGTAGTCTGCGCACGGAGTTGGACAATTCGCTCGATACTCTCATTGAACACATCTTCGCCAAAGAGGTCTCGTAGGTCGACGAGGAGCCCGACTAGCTGACCCGATGACGCGCTCTTAAATCCACCGATCTGTGCGTACCACATCTCCCGGGCCACGTCAGGTCGGCAGCGTACGAGCTTCTCGGGGGGCAGCTCGACCACCCTGGCCATGATGGCGAGCACGGTGGACTTACCGCGGACAGACACCCAGCCGTCGGAGCCGAGGCGGACTCCACTCTCGACGAAGCGCCATTGGCTACTACTGACTCCGGCACGGCGGGCGGCCTCTCTCTGCGATAGACCCAGTCGCTTGCGGGCCGCCTCAATGAGCGCACCCTCTTTGGTCTGAACCAGCTCGGTGGCGATGACAGGACTCCTTGGGGTTGGCATCGACGACCCTACTGGTTGTGTTCGCAAGATCTGGACATTGGATCTCCATAAGTCCTGCTCAGCGGGGATAGAGCCGCATGTTACCGCGAACATCTTTCGTACGCAAGCGGCGCACACTACTGTTCGCACATGGCCCGTCAAACCCGTCCCCTCAGCCAGAACCCGTTGGCACTGAGCTGGGCTCGGGAGAGTAGGGGCCTGTCGTTACGAACATGTGCGAACCAAGCGGGGATCTCACCCGGCTATCTGCACGACTTGGAGTCTGGTCGGCGCAGTGCCACTCCCGATGTCCTCACCCGGCTCGCGCAAGCGCTTGGTTGTCCGCTCACGGTGCTGGAGGCGAAGGCGTGAAGTGGTGCGCGTGGTGTGGCTCCCTGCTCTCTAGCCCTGACGGCTCGCCGCGGTGGGAGATCTACGGGGGTGGTAACCGTCGTGGTGCTCGTGCCGCGATGTATATCTGCCTGGAGGGCTGCAAGCGAGCGACACGCCGATGGGTTGTTCCGTTCGCACTGTCCCGGTGGGGGACGGTTTCGGTGCCATCGCTATGACTGACGAACTGGTTCCCCTCGATGCGGTGGCAACCTACATTGACACCTACCGCGCGCTGGACAAGCAGATCCGTGAGTGGATCATCCTCCGGGACAAATGCCGGGAGCAGATCGAGACGGCGCTGGGGGAATCTGAGTCCGGCGCGGTGGCCGGGATTCCGACCGTGCGGTGGAGTCGCTACTCATACAAAAAGCTATCCAACGAGCTGCTCCGCAAGAAGTGGACCGAGGACGAGCTGGCCGACTGCTACGCCACCATCGACGCTCGCCGGTTCACGGTACTTCCCATCGCGAAGGTGGCATAAAGATGGCCCGGACCCCTGTACGTGCGGACTCACGCGAGCAGTGCGGGGCACCTGTCGTCTACCCGCCGCTTGCCGAGATTCCTCATTGGTGCTCACGCCCGGCTGGCCACGTTGGACGGGACCACTGGTGCGACGCGCAGATCGAGGCTTGGGCAGCCAGCCTGCCTCGACTGGTGGATATGTCATCCGAGAAGCGGGCGCGGCTGAGTGTGCTGTTCGCACCGGCCCGTCAAGTCCGGGGCAAACCATGAAGTATCGAGAGCGGCAAGTTGAGGTCGACGCCATCCAGTGGTTCAAGAACGGTGATCATCCCGGGGACGGTCCGGCTGATCTGGAAGGCCGGGTCGTGCGCTACTTCCGGCACCCCTACGTATCAGGTACGGACGTCCACAGCGAGTGTGAGCGGACATGGCACGACCATGGCTGGATCGATGTTGGAGCGCCAACCAACGGTAAGACGGTCTGTCCAGGTGACTGGATCATTTCGGGCGCCGGTGGGGACTACGCGCTCAAGTCTGAGCTGTTTGAGGCCATGTACGAGGCAGTCGAACCGTGGAATCTGGTCACTGCCGAGCGTGATGACATCAAGGCCATCACCAAGAAGTGGCTCCAGGTCTGCGTTCCCTGCGATGCCGGGGTCTCCGGCACGTGCACCCATCCGGCCGAGGACTACCGGCCCGTCATCGCCGCACTCGTGGAGGAGTTGAGGCTGACACTCCAGTACCTCGAAGCGGTCCAGCACTACCGCCGGTTGGCCGAGGACCAGGTCATTGAGCTGATCAACCGGACGACATCATGACGACGACGTTCGCCGCACCGGCGGTGTCGAGTTCGGTCCACCTGCAACAGATCGTCAGGCGGGCGGCCGAGGCGTCGCCACGGAACCAGCAGGTGGCGGTGGGCCCGTCCGAGATGGGCGACGAGTGTGACCGACGGCTGGCCTATCGCGCGCTCGACGTGAAGGGTCCGAACACCTCGGGCGACCCGTGGCCGTCCATTGTCGGGGTCGCGGTCCACGGCTGGCTGGCTGATGCCTTCACGTTGGAGAACCAGCGGTTGGGCCGGGTGCGTTACCTCATCGAGCAACGCGTCTTCATGACCGACGGGATCTCCGGCACGTGCGACCTCTTCGACGTGGACCAGGCCGAGGTCATCGATCACAAGATCCTCGGTACCACCTCCATGAAGAAGATCAAGTCGGGGGACATCGCGGCTCGGTACCAGGTCCAGCTTCAGCTCTACGGGTTCGGACTGCGCCGGGCCGGACGCCGGGTCGAGCGGGTGAGCCTGGCCTGCTATCCGCGGGGTGGCTTCCTTGACGGGCTCTACGTCTGGAGTACCGACTACGACGAGGCGACGGCATTGGCCGCGCTGGCGAGGTTCTCCAACATCTCGGCGGCGGCGCTCGTGCTCAACCTCGATGACCCGAGCACGTCGTTCTGGGGAATGATCCCGGCCCAACCCACCCCCGAGCGCTGTGCCTGGTGCCCGTACTGGCGGCCGGGTCGACCTGCTGACTTCACCGGCTGCCCGGGGCCGACATGACCACCACCGCTGGAGGGACCATGGCTACTATCGATCTTCATGCACTCGTTGACCGTGTACTGGACGAGACTGACCTTGTTCCATCTGAGGACATCACAAGGAAGGTTATTAAACTCCTCCGTGAGGACCAGCTCCGTGACGCTCTTTACATTACCTTGCTCGTCTTTGTCAGACAGCGCATGAGCTTCCGACACAATAGGACGGGGGTCAAAGCAGCATCGAATCCAAATCTGCCTCCAATTAAAATTGTGGGCCGGTCGGCGAAAGTGTCCGGTTATCGCCACTGGGCGCCATGGCTGCGGGGACGTTATGATTCAATCCAGCAAATGCTCGGTAACTGCACTCAAGACAATCTGCTAACCCTGATTAAAGAACGTCGGACGCACGCTGCGGACACCAATGCCGCCGCCGATCGGCTTCAGAAGATTTATAACGCAATGATCGAGCACGACGTCCAGCGTGTCATCGACCTTCCGGCAGACGTGCTCAAGCTCCTCGGCGAGGAGTGGACGTCATGACTATCCGCCCGACCAAACACGCCTCGACACCCATACTCGGATCGTTGGGGGGCGGGTCCAAATCTGCCGGCCGCCACACTACGGACGACACCCATGTTACTCTCGCGACCGGCAACAACTCCCACCCGACCAAAGAGAAGCCGACATCCACCTTTCCCGCGTCGGGTGGGCCCACTTCCCTCGTGACCAGTGTCCAGTCGACACCCAGACTATCTCCGTCACGGGGGACTAAATCCGCCGGTCGCCATTCACCATTCGATATCCAATCGACTCGCGCGACCGGTACCAACTCCCACCCGACCACAGAGACGACGACATCCACAGCGCATCCGTCGGGTGGGCCTAAATCTGTCGGCCGCCAGATCCTCACCGATACCCGCCCCCAGGGCGCGGCCGGTACCAACTCCCGCCCGACCACCTTGACGGCGATACCCACGCTCTCATCGTCGGGTGGGCCAACTTCCCCCGTGACCATAGAGATCACGACACCCAGTCCTTCAACGTCACGGGGGACCAAATCTGCCGGCCGCCAAGTGCCCTCCGATATCCAAAAGGATTGCGCGACTGGTACCAACTCCCACCCGACCGGCAACAACTCCCACCCGACCAAA